TTGGGAGTGGGCATCCCGTTGAACAACACCATGGCCTTCCTACAGGAGGCGGGCGTGATATCGGACACGGAGTTGATGCACTCCATCACGTTCTGAACTGCTCGTTGACGAGCGGCCCCTCGCCTCCCTGCTCACCGCAGGGGGGTCTTGGGGGTAGAAGACATTCGATATGAGCAAAATAAATTGGAACCACTTGGTCGTCAGCTTCAGCGCACACGACCCTGAGACAACGACGGCCCGCATGGCCATGCTTTCGTTGACCACAGGCATTCACCTCAACGACTTGGAAAATGCGGTTTGCGTTGCCTTCGAGACTGACTCCGTCATCGACGTCGAGGGCGGCGGCATTGTCCACCTCATTGAACCTGTGTCCCGCATCCCGAGCGGCGTTCGGTTCATCATCAGTAATATGCACCTTTAAATTAAATGCTAATTCACTTGCACAGATAAAACATTATTCGTACATTGCACTATGTTTGAGATACAGCCCACCGCCCTCCTTGCCCCGACCTCTTCCGGGCATACTGACTTGACCGCAGTATTGGTCACCGAGTACGGCCCATTGCAGGGTCATGCCTCACCTGTGATTAGCCGCCAAGAGGTATCGCGCTACCACAGGTTGGACTCTACCCACATCCGTGTTCGTAGGGTAGACAATGACAACTGCTCGTTGACGAGCAGTCACGAGATGTGCTTTCACATTGGCCAACTCGTCTCTGATTCACCCTTGCTCGAAGCGGCAAAAATCGTCCTCAACAAATGACACACATTTATTTCTGCATCACCGTATTGCTGACTATCGGCATCTTCTACCTCCTGACATACGACCCTGCTGTGGGTCTCATGTTCTCCCTTCTCACGTTCGCATTCGTCGCGGCATATTGGTTGCGCTACTCATGAGATATCTTATCACTGGATGGGCGGCATCGCCCAAGGGTAGCGACACTACCCTCATCGCCTCCTTTGAGACCAAGGAGGACGCGTTCGAACAAGCCAAGACCATGTGGGACAACCACATGACGGCCATGACGATTGAGGAGATACCCTCAAGCCGTTGGCCAAAGCGATGGAGACTGCGGTGGCCTATTGGTCGCGAGGTACAGATAACGCGAGTGGCAAACGACAGGTGCGACATCGGCTACCACTTGGTTGCTCCCCTCATCAACGGCGACGTGAGCGGTCTTGAGGCCAACGAGGAGCATCAGCTTGAGCAGTTCATCAGTCAGTATCCTGACTGCGTCTTCGAGCCTGACGAGGACGAGAACGGACACATTCAACAATCGTTTGTCAGGTGTGAGGTCACGCAAAAGCGCAATATGTGCGTCACCATCAAAGTATTTGCACGATGACGAAAGAGAGAATGTTCTTCAGCCAATTGAAATCAGGCAAGTGGCATTGGCACAAAGACCTGACGACCATCACCCTTGAGATGACGACTGCACAGATGTGGGTTGTATCCACGTTGCTTCGGCTTGTGCCTTGGTACAGGGTTTTGGTTGCGAACCAAGCCAAGATGGAGCGTATCAGGAAGAGTTTCCTAAAATAAATATATCAATTCGCTTGCATAGTTCAAACATTAGTTGTACATTGCGTCATCATTCAATACACCATGCCACACCCAACCCCGCTCGTTGACGAGCGCAAAACAATAGACATGAAAGACAAACTCATCAATGCCAAGGTCATCTATCCTACCCTTGGTCACACCGTACTCAGTACGGGTCAGGATGTACACCGAGACGAGAACGTCGAGGTCATTGTTCATGTAGGCACTAAGGCTTCGGGCCATGCGTGGTTCGAGTTCCACGACACCAAGTGGGACGGCGAGAAATACTACGCCGAGGGTGGCCTTGAGATTCACGGCGGCAAGCTCGTTGACTACGATGGTGTCGGGTCGTTGCCCACTGCGGTGATGGACATCCTTACCAACGAGTTCGGCATCGACGTGACGGAGGTGTACGACAATGACGGACAGCCCAACAAGTACAAGGTGTTCAAGTACCACGTTGACGGCAAGGCGTTCGACGATTGGAACGATGCCTATGAGTACATCCACTCACTCAACCTTGACCGCGATGCTAACCGCGCCAAGTTCAATTCAATACAAGAGCTATGAGAGACCATATGATGCTCATCCTACGCTGTGTCCGCCACATTCAAGAGGGTTCTAACCCCCCCATGACAATGCTAAGCAACATTGAGACCGAGGCCATGAGGGCTTTGCAAGGCGACAAGGTCATCGTCCCAAGCGAGGTGTTCGGCGACATCGAAATCCCAAAAGACGTCATCACCTGCATGAGCAATGGCGACGATGACCTGTGGTTCAGCCACGGAGGCGCCTTGGACATCAACATATCCTATGACAAGGAGTGGCTGTTCGAAATCCACCCCATCAAGAACGGAGACACCGACATCTTACACACCATTGAAGCAGGAAAGCTATGAAACCATTTTACTTCGTCGTCGAGACCGACGACCCACTAGACGAGGGCTTCGCCTTCAAGAGCCTTGACTACTACCTCGAGGACTTCAACAAGTACATGGATACAGAGTACCGCAACGTCGATGAATTCAACGCCGGCGAGAGTTGTCGCCACATCTACATCATCGAAGAGATTAACAAATGACCTATCAAGAGAAGATTGACAACATGGTCGAGCATCTCAAGGGGTTCGGCTCGTTCCAACAGATGGCTCGGTTTGTATTGAGCCTTCAGGAAGAGGAAGAGGAGTGTCCGCAATGCGGCGGCGAGGGGTTCGTTTACACGGGCCACTACGCCGACCCCAACTCCACCACCCGCCGATGCGAATGCCAAGGCGAGCGTGACCCTGACGAGAAGTACGAACAACAGAACGAGAAATAATGGTAAGGACAAATCACCTCGACAAACACATGGCAGAGTTGTGCCGCAACCGCGCCGACCTCATGGCTGAGTACAACAGGCGCAACGGGTGGGAGGACCTATGCGGTGATATAGCCAACGTCCGTGGCCTATCCCCTCTGCTTCGCCGCCACGCAAGTGACGAAGAGATACTAGAGTACATCGACAACATGGACACGGCTTGCCGTGAGCAGTTGCCGGAGATGGTGTGGAAGAAATTCGTAAGATGAAAAGACACAGAGCCTTCCATGTAGAGTTCTACGGACCTACTAACACCAAGGGTGCGCGGGTGCGCGTCAAGGATATGAGACAGGGTACGAGAGTATTCCTCGAATACGACTACGCCTTGGGCGATGTCCTTGAGCAAGCTTGCCGCTACCTCACGGAGAAAGGAATCACACCCGACGTGCTTCTCCTTCACGACACGGCCCGTGGATATACCATCGGCAGTGAGAACTTTGAAACCTTGCTAATGAGAACAGATGAGCAGTAAAATAAATGTATCAATCCGCTTGCATAGTCCGGCTATTATTTGTATATTGCAGTATGATTCATAACTACAATGAGAGTATACGTTCGGGCCAAGAGCAAGGCAGAACTCAACCGCCGATTGCGGGCGGGGGAGAAGATAGAGGTGCTAGAGTACGGGCTACTTCGTCACGGCGTAGGGTTCACCCTTGGGGTGGACGTTCATGACGGAGCCGAGGTTGCCATCTTCAGTAAAATTCAAAATGGGTTTCCATATGCGCACACCATGGCGACCTATATCAAAAATAAAAATAAAGTGCAATGAACGAACAAGTTTCCCCCCCGCTCGTTGACGAGCAGTCAACCCCGGAAGTCACGCCGCAGACTCGTGACACATTACTCGAACAGCTCAACTTCCTTATCGACGGAGCGCGTTCCAACCTGATGGACATGAAGGCAAGCCTTGCCATCGACGGCCCCTTGCTCAAGCCTGAGCCTCAGTATACCAAGGAGCAGGTCATCGAGATGTTGCGCTCTGCGTACGACCTCGGAGCTACGGCACACGAGGAGAGCATGGAAGTACAGACGGATAGTTGGAGGGGTGGCGTCGAGTTAAACGTCGAGGTGGAAAGCGGCGGCTTCAGTTACAACGGAGATGTCACTGTAGAAGAGGACGCCATCAAGGAGTTAGTCAGCTTTGCCGACCACAAAATGTCCGACGAGCATATCGAAGGAATCCTCAAGTCATGAAGAACAATTCTCAAACCCGCAGTTATGCGGAAGCCGTTGGTCAGGCTATGGCCTTCGGGCTTGGTGTCACCTGCTGTGACATCTTCAACAACCCTAAAGTGAGCGGCTACATTCACGGGGTCAATTCCGGCCAAGAGGTGCAGATGCCCGCTTCCCATGGGTTCACCATGGACAGCTACTTTTTTTGGAGAGAGATGATGTACAAGGCTGAGACCTTGGGGCATGAGCGCAAACAAGACCCGTGCGACTATGGCGTAGCCATACACCGCATGGGTGACGTACTCATAATGAAAACGGTGCGGTGTCATACGTTCTTTGAGAACGCCCTTGACGGAGCCGAGACAGAAGGTACAGAGAGTACAATCATAGACGTGTCTGACTTAGACAAGAGCATCTATCTTGAAGAACACGGACGTGTACCGGGAACCTATGGAGAACTCGAAGAAGGAAGAAATGGTGGAGCTTCAGGCTTTACTGACGGAATTAGAGCGGGGCTATGAGCAACGCTATGGAAAAGATTCAATATGGAATTCATTAAAGAAAACAATACATCATGTCCAGAAACAACTCCGTAGTCGAGACCAATGACTACTCTCAATTCTCGTTTATCAAACTCAACAGACACGTTGACGATGGCCACGTCAAGCGTCTTGCCAAAGACATCCACGACAACGGCTTAAGCCAACCCATCCTCGTCGATGCCGAGGGTAACATTCTTGAGGGTCAGCACCGCTTCCTTGCTTGCCAATCGCTTGGCATCAACGTCAAGTACATTGTTACTGACGCAATCAGCATCGACAGGGTGGTGGTTCTTAACAGCCTGTCCAAGGCGTGGACTCCGTTAGACAAAGCGCGTAGCTATGCCGCCCAAGGCAACGACCATTACATCAGGCTACTTGACTTCCTTGAGGAGTGCCAAGCGGTCGAGCCCAAGGTGTCGTTACGCATCGCGAGTATGTTGGCTCAGGGCAGTGCCGCTACAGCCAACACCAAGCAGAAGAAGATGAACCTCGGCGGTGGCACATGGGAGTTTCGCGACAGCAAGGAGGCGGCCATGGAGAGGCTCGATGCTCTGATTCAGTTCCGGCGTTGGGATTTCTACCTGAAGTCTAACTTTGTAACTGCGTTCTTGCGGTGCTTGCGTACCATCGAAGGCTTCGATTGGAAGACGTTGCTTGAACGCGCAGAGAAGAACCCGCACTTATTTGTTCATGCCGCCTCTACTGAAGAGTTCTTGCGTGTCTTCGAGAATGTATACAACTATCGTCGTCGCTCTCACGTCAGATTCTTTTGAAGATGGAATATATTTACCTCCTTCATTACGAGACTGAAACCCTTGGCACCGTGTGGTCTAAGGCATACCGCAGTCAGCCATCAGCACACAATGGATTGAGCAAAGCATTGGGCGAGGAGTTGGCCCAACACAATCACTTCAAGTTCGGCGACCAAAACAATGTGGAGCTAAGGAACGGCAAGTTATACATCGAAGAAATTTTAATTGAAACAGAATGAAACGAGAAGTATTTGAAGAGTACACAGACAAGGTTACACAGCACTTCGAGGTAAGTCGCGAGCAACTATTCACCAAAGACAAGAACCGTGAGGTTGTTGACGCTCGTCACATCCTGTACTACCTGTGCAGTCATCGTCCCATGCCCAACACGTACATCAAGAAGTACATGGGTGATAACGGATACGACATCGCTTTGTCTTCTATTGGTCACGGCATCAAGCGCATCGCCGAGCAGGTAGACACCGACCCTGACTACACCACCCTCATTAATAAACTGAAATGAAAGAGTCCATCTACAACACGCTTCAGGCCATCGACGTCAGCTCATTCATTGAGAAGAAGGGCCATAATGACTACCTGCCTTGGGCGCGGGCTTGGTCTTTGCTAAAGCAGAACTACCCCAATGCTCAGCGTATCATCTATGAGTCTGAGCACACGGGACTCAACTACTTTACTGACGGCAGGTGGGCCTATGTTAAGGTGGGTATCGTCGTGGAGGAGCAAGAGCACATCGACATGCTTTGTGTCATGGACCACCGCAACAACTCCATCCCGATTGACAAGGTCAATAGCTTCGAGGTCAACAAGACCATTCAACGCGCTACCGTGAAGGCTATTGCGATGCACGGCCTTGGACTTTCGCTGTGGCTGAAGGAGGATACCTCAGTCGCTAGTAGTAAGGCCAAGGAAGCACCCTCTAAGCCGCTCGTCAACGAGCGCATTAGTCTTGAGGTCGATGACAAGAACTGGGCCAAGGTCTTGAAGTTCGTCATTGAGCAGAAGGACAAGGGGCTTCCATGGATTCTTGAGCAGTTGCGCACCAAGTACAAGGTGAGCACCAAAGTCCAGAAGGCATTGAAGGAGAACCTATGAGCGACATCATCGAGAACGTCATAGAAAAACTGCGGGATGACGAGAGCTACTACGGAGAGTTCGGCAGGCAGTACATGTCCAACTCGGACATCAAGGTCTTGCTTGACGACCCGTCTAAGTTCGGTGTCCCCACCCCTGACAACCCTGTGTTTGCGAAAGGTCGCCTCTTTCATCAGCTCATCCTTGAGCCGGAGAAGGCAGCTAATGTAGCGTGTGTCGATGCCTCCCGCCGCGACACCAACAAGTACAAGGACGCGTGTGCAAACCTTGGTGTACCGTTCATGCTCCTAACCAAGGAGATGCAGGAGATACATGGGTGGGCGCAGAAGATGCTTGGCAACTACGACTTCTTCGAAGCCATCCGTGATGACGCCAACAAGTATGAGGAACCTATCGTAGGTAACATCATGGGTCGAGAGTTCAAGGGCAAGGCAGACATCCTCTGTCCTGACCGCGTCATCGACCTGAAGACCACTGGCAACATCGACGACTTCAAGTGGTCGGCACGCAAGTATGGCTACGACAGCCAATGCTACATCTATGAGACATTGTTCGGCGTACCGCTGGTGTTCTTCGTCATCGACAAGAAGACAGGCAGGATGGGCATGTACGAACCAAGCGAGGATTTCATCACCCGAGGGAGAGAGAAAGTCGAACGGGGCCTTGAGGTCTACGACAAGTTCTTTGGGCCTGATGCTACAGATACAATTGAAACTTTTTATATAACCCAAACACTATGAGTGAAGAGAAAGACAGGGTGTACGCACCCGGAATGAATTGGAAGAAGCCCAACGAGGAGGCTCCAGATTTTATCAAAGCCAAGGTTGGCATCAAGGTCTTCGATGATGACGGCGAAGAGGGTGAGTTCCTCACCATGATAAAGAACAATGCCAAGAGGGGATGGGTCAACTTCGAGATGAAGCTCAGCCAAGATGGCCGCTACTACTTCGAGCTTGACACATGGGAGCCGAAGCCGAAGGCTGAGGTAGAGCCCCCGACTGAGGAAGAGTCTCCGTTCTGATTCATCTCCCTTACTCCATCAGACGGAGCGAGAGGGGGGCAACGGCCCCCCTCTTTTGTCTGTGTCGAATGTCGATTTTCTTTCCCCCTTATAGAGAGAGAGAGAGTACTTTACTTTTCTTTTCTCCTACATACATACAAGGAGAATCGACATAACCGACACTAAGACTGAGTATCAGTATTTTAACTACAATATATCGACACCAAAAGCGACACACCTATGTCGGAAATCGTCACAATCTTCAAGAATATCCGGGACACCGAGACTCCGTTCCATCGTTCAGTAGCCTTCGTGCTCACAAGAATCAAGGAAGGAGCAAGCAAAGACCTCGTCACAAGAATCCGTAAGGAGAATGACAAAGCTTTGCGTAACGAGATAAAGAAGAAGCTACCTGCGGTATGCTTCTCCGGCATCTTCAACAAAAGAAACGACTCTTCTATACAAGAACACAGCGGGTTCATCTGCCTTGACTTCGATGGTTATGTAACCAAGAAGGACATGAAGACCGAGCGCAGTAGGTTGGAGAAAGACAGACACATCTACTCCGTCTTCACCTCACCATCAGGCAATGGTCTCAAGGCCCTTGTCCGTATCCCTGAGGATGCAGACAACCACACCAACTACTTCAACGCACTCGACAAGCACTTCAACTCTGACCATTTCGACAAGACCTGCAAGAACGTAAGCCGCGTGTGCTACGAGTCATACGACCCTCTCATTTATGTCAATGAGAAGAGTGAGCTGTGGACAGGCATCGAAGACTCTGACTACGTCGAGGTAGAGGTCAGCCGAGACATGCCTACCATCGCAATCACCGATGAGAACAAGACGGCTGACATACTACTCAAGTGGTGGACCAAGAAATACGGGCTAGTAGATGGTGAGCGCAACGCCAATGTGTTCAAGCTTGCTATGGCCTTCAATGATTTCGGCATCAACAGAAGCCTTGCTTCGCACATCCTACGTCAGTTTGAGCAGTCCGACTTCACATCCAAAGAGATAGAGCGCACGCTGACCTCGGCGTACAGCCACACCGCCAACCATGGCACTCGATACTACGAGGATACTGACCGCATCAACAACATCAAGGCACAGCTCAAGCGCGGTGTATCAAAAAAAGAAGTCCGCTCCCAACTAAAGGGCGAGGTTGAGGGCGACGTAGTAGAGGCCGTCCTCGAGCGTGTGGAGAGAGAGAACGAGGAGCAGACCTTCTGGCTCAAGACTGAGAAGGGTGTCATCAAGATTGTACCCCTCGACTTCAAGACCTTCCTCGAAGACAACGGGTTCTACAAGTACGCCCCCGAGGGCAGTAAGAACTACGTCTTCGTCAAGGTGACCAACAACCTCATCGACCACACGAGCGAGAAGGAGATAAAGGATTTCATCCTCGGCTACCTCCTCGACCTTGAGGACAAGACCATCTACAACTTCTTCGCCGATGCCGTGCGGTACTTCCGTGAGGAGTTCCTTACGCTGCTTGCCACCATCGATGTGTACTTCATGGAGGATACGTCCGCCACGGCATACCTATACTACCGCAACTGCGCGGTGCGTATCACGCCCGAGGCGGTGACCATCATCGACTACCTCGACCTCGGTGGGTACGTCTGGCAAGACCACATCATAGACCGGCTGTTTACGACGTGCGAATACGACGACTGCGACTACCAAAAATTCATCGGTAACATCTGCAACAACGAGGACAGCAGGACAACAACCATGGAGAGTACCATCGGGTATATGCTCCACGGGTACAAGAACTTGAGCTACTGCCCCGCCGTCATCCTCAACGATGAGGTCATCAGCGACAACCCTGAGGGTGGTACAGGCAAGGGCCTGTTCATGAACGCACTGAGTCACATGAAGAAGCTCGTGGTGATAGACGGCAAAGCGTTCGCCTTCGAGCGTAGCTTCCCATACCAACTCGTAAGTGCTGACACTCAGATACTTTGCTTCGATGACGTGAAGAAGAACTTTGACTTCGAGCGTCTATTCAGCGTAGTAACAGAGGGTTTGACACTGGAGAAGAAGAACAAGGACGCCATCAAGATTCCTTTTGAGAAGTCCCCGAAGATTGGTATCACCACCAACTACGCCATCAAGGGTGCGGGCAACAGCTTCGCACGCAGGAAGTGGGAGCTCGAGCTACACCAGTACTATAGCAAGTCGTTCACTCCGATACAAGAATTCGGTAAGCACTTCTTTGCCGACTGGGATGAGGACGATTGGTGCGCCTTCGACAACTACATGGTCGCGTGCTTACGCTCATACCTCGGCACCGGACTCATCGAAAGCAAGTTCATTAACCTCGGCATCAGGCAACTCAGTGCTGAGACCAGCCACGACTTCATCGAGTGGTGCGGCCTCGTCGGCGGTGAGCAGAACGCTGACCTTCAGGTCCACTACAAGCTGTACAAGGACACCCTGTACCATGACTTCATAGAACAGAACCCGGACTACGCACCCAAGGCGAAGATGACTATCTCACGAACCAAGTTCTACAAGTGGCTCGTGGCATACTGCATATACAGACACGGCATATCGCCTGAAGAGGGCCGAGATAGCACGGGTCGATGGATGCGTATCCGCACCAAGCATGAGGGCGAACAGCAAAGCGAGATGTCATGGAGTTAAGGAGCTATCAACGGACCATTGTTGACAAGGCCAAGGTCATACTCAGGAAGCACAAATTTGTATACCTCGCCATGGAGGTGCGCACGGGCAAGACCATCACCTCACTGAAGATAGCTGAGGAGATGGGTGTCCAGAGCGTGCTGTTCCTGACCAAGAAGAAGGCGTTGGGTAGCATCGGAGAAGATGCCAAGAAGCTGTGTCTCCCGTATGAATTCTTCGCCATCAACTACGAGAGCATGCATAAGCTCCCGAAGATTAACTGGGACCTCATCATCTTGGACGAGGCACACGGGCTTGGGGCCTTCCCTAAGGCTAGTAAGAGAGCTAAAGCCGTGCGGGATATGACGCGCAACAGGTTCGTCATCTTGCTGTCCGGCACCCCTACTCCGGAGTCGTACAGCCAGATGTACCATCAGGTCTATGGGATAGACACCAACCCCTTCCGTGGGTACAAAAACTTCTACCGCTTTGCTGACGATTACGTCGACGTTCAGGAGCGCGTCATCAACTCGTTGCCAATGAAGTTCTACGACAAGGGACTGCCGTCTATCCTTCTGGCCATGAAGCCGTACATGATTAGCTTCAGTCAAAAGGACGCGGGCTTTCAGAGTCAGCTCAACGAGCATATCCTCCGCGTACCTATGGAAGACAGGACATACAGAATGTGCTCGGAGCTACGCAAGCACCGCGTCATCGACGGGAAGGAAGAGGTTGTGCTCGCCGATACCCCGGTCAAGCTTATGCAGAAGCTACACCAGATGTACTCGGGTACGGTGAAGTTTGAGAGCGGGGGGTATATGGTCTTCGACCACAGCAAGGCGCAGTATATCCACGACAGGTTTAGGTCAGACAAGGTTGCCATCTTCTACAAGTTCAAGGCTGAGCTACAGGCTTTGAAGAACGTCTATGGCGACGAGCTAACCACCGACCTTACCGAGTTTGATACTACCGACAAAAGCATTGCGTTGCAGATAGTCAGTGGCCGCGAGGGCATCAGCTTACGCAAGGCTTCGGCGCTCGTGTACTACAACATCGACTTCTCCGCCACCAGCTACTGGCAGTCGCGAGATAGGATGACGACCAAGGACAGAAAAGAGAGCGACATCTATTGGGTATTCGCGGAACGTGGCATAGAAACAAAAATCCACAAAGCGGTGTCAGGTAAGAAGGACTACACGTTGAGTCACTTTCGAAGGGACGTTCTTACCTTGTAGGTAAGATGACGGAGCAGCAGATACAGTCGCGGAGAATCAAGGAATTGGAAGAGGAAGGCTACTATGTCATTAAGCTCATCAAGACCAACAAGAACGGCATCCCCGACCTCGTAGCTATACCCCCTAACAGTGGCGTTCTTTTCTCCGAAGTCAAGAGGCCAACGGGCAAGGTGTCTAAGCTTCAGGAGTACCGCATGAAAGAGCTGAGACAACATGGTATCGAAACAGAAGTATATCGAGGTTGAAGAACCGTATGAGATTGACGAAGCCTTTGTCGACGGCATCATGAAGGTCGCGCCAAAGCATCGGGTTCGCGTACTGAAGCAGATAAAGGATTCGCTAGAGTACTTCGAGTTCAATGAAGAGGACACCTCCGAAGCGGGTGGCCGCGTCGACGGCGACCTATACTACAAGATTGAGTACTACAATGTTGAGGAATGGGTACCTGTTCTCCTTGATTTTACTACCATCGATTGTGACGAATACCTCGACATGATGATAGACAAAAAACTAATATTACAATGAATGAACCTCCACACCACCCGAACCAAGTGAGTCGCCTTGCCGATATTTGTTTCGTGTGCTTTCACGGTGATGTATACAGCCGGTGTCGGGAGCGTCGATACGTTGACTCCCGTATATGTTTCTCTATGCTCGTCAACGAGCAGGGAGTTACGCCAACACACATCGGTCGCATCCTTGGTCGCAACCACTCTACCGTCCTTCATTACATACGGAAAGGAGAGATGTTGTTAGAGACCAACAAGCCCTTCCGAAAGAAATACATCTATGCCCGCGAAGAGTACATCGGCGAAGACCCCGTATTCTACTACTCTCCACCTGAGTTGAGAGGTAAGTTCTTAGAGCTACAGAAGGACTACGAAGAGATACTCGACAAGTATCAGGACCTGCGTAAGCACGTCAAGAGCGAGCGCCGTCTCGAGCGATTGATAGACTTGGTACGAGAACGCACCAAGCCCGGGACAGAACAAGAGGTGCTCATCCGATTGAACAGGATATACAACGGACTATGAAGTGCCCGGAGTGCCGTAAGACCATGACGTGGACCGGTGACCACGACTCCAAAGACGGAGACACCGATTTACTTATGGTCTCTTGGCGCTGCAAGAACGAGGACTGCGACGTTCGCTTTATCGATATACACTGGTCACTCGTCTGACTCCGGCCTTGTTGTCTTCGGTATTCCCAGAGCTTCATAGGTACCCTCGGTAACCTCTTCTCCTTCCGCTATCTTATACAGACCACGGAACATATCAAAGTTGACTCCCAGTCCGTACTCAAATATCTCGGACACGGCACGCCCGTAACGCTCTTCTTTAAATGATTTTTTGACCTCACGTATTAAGCCTTCCAGTGGGTCCAAACCAACCGACGCTTTAAAGTCGTCGCCGGCGAGAGCGTTCATGACTTGCTTCACTTGAGCACCAACTATGGGTATAAGAGTAAGGGGACCCAAGGGAGACACAAGCATTCTCTTCAACGCCTTCTCTCTGTCTTCTTTATCTCCTTTAATTAGCAGAGAAGCGTTGGCTGCCATCGTCCATATTACGTGACCATATATTGCGTTAAGGTAGAAGCGGCGCACGTCCTTCGAGCTTGGCTTCTCTCCCTTTCTTATGGCCCTCAGGATTTTGTTTCCGGCCTGAATAGTGTTGTTGGCATAGAGGAAGTATGTGCTTCCGAAGGCTGTGAATAGCCGCAATATTCCGTTCTGATAAATCTGTACCGGAACCCTTTCCGAAGGTCGGCGCGACTGCTGTGTCACATTGAAGTCGTTGAACTTCTCCAGAGCTTCCTCCTTTGACATCCCGTTCTCAATGTTGCGGCGGTAGTTGACAAAGTATCCCATCACACCACCGATATCTCCGATGGCCGTGGTCATACCGCCAGCCCGTTCCATGCCCTTCACAAACCGCTGTCCCTTTTTGAACTTATCGCGTGGGTTTCGTATGCCTACGCTGCCTTGTTCCAAGGTGTATATGTCTCCGCTGAATCCTTGCTTTACCCGCTGCTGGAACGTAGCCGATATATCCATAGCCTCGGCTACAGGTCCCTTGTATTTCCCTAGCGTAGCGAGCTCAGCCAGCATGTGTACTGTAAGGCGAGCCACATCGAAGCTAAACATCAGGGCGTCAGTAAACCTGTTGGAGTCAGGGCGATACTTGTACCCCTCAAAAGCCATGGGGATAGACGCAAATTGTTTGAATGCCTGAAACACCTTGAAGGCCAGCGCGGCAAAGGTGAATTTTTTAGTCATCCAATCCGCAAGTGGATACGACATCTCCGAAACAAATTGCTCGGGGTTGACACTGTTGTTGACCAACAGGTTCAGCATCTGGTTACCGTTGAATACCGTAAGCAGCGAGCGCAACTCTTGTGTGGAAAGGATGCTATTGATGTCCCTCGTTCCTTCCGCAAAAGCCTTGAACCTTTCCATGCTTTTGTTGTGCTGTTCCAGCACTTGGAAAAAGCTGAGGCCACCCGCTTCGGAGCCAAGGGCAATCTCACCCGTAGTTGCGGTACGCAACTTCAAAGCCGATGCCGTCTGTGCTGACGGCATGCCCAACAACCCCTCCTTCAGCTCATTGATAGAAACCTTTGTCGGCACCAGCGTTTGTGTAGGGAAGTAGTTCTCTATGTGTGGGAGATTAACGCTATTGACGCTACGGTATACATCGTTGATGCCCTCGTAGTATTCGTTGGACAGGAAGTCTACCGTCTTCTCTACAAACTCCTTGAGCCTAGGGTCTATGATGGCGTCGAGCTCAGACATGTCTATGCCCATCTCTACAAGGCGCTGCCTCTGTAATGGGTTCAAAGACAAAGCATACAGCCGCATGAGGCTATCCATGAAGAAAGCCTGCTGCCTACCCTTCATGTTCAGGGTAAACATCTTTGTGTTGGACATCGCCAGCTCCGCTATCTCCGCATACCCGTCTTCAATACCGTCGATGCTGTTGGCCAGCTCATCTATTTTTGCAGACAGGTTGATTACCCCCCTGTTGTACTCCTCTTCCATCCTGTTGACCGAAGAGAAGATGTTCTCGTAGAAGTAGTCTCCGAGGATGCTGGAATATGTACCTAGGTGGATGCCTTGCCTAAGACCTTTGGCCAACTTTCCCGCGCTCTCTTGACTCATGGTCTTCATCAAGTCCTTGAGCATGTCGTATTTCTCCCGTGCGGTAGAGTCCTTCCACCGCGCTAGGATTACGCTACGCTTGGCACCAATCTCATTGTCGTTCATCGGAAGCCCATCGGGACCGAGGATAATAGACCCGTAGTTTGACGCTACGTCTTCCGCTGCACCTTGACGTAGGGCTTCTGCCCTGCGTGCATTGATGAGTCGCTGCTGGTTGAGAGCAAAGCGGGAGAAACCCTCGTTGATACGCAAGTCTTCGAGCACGGCCTCCCTCTCTTCGAGGTTCATGTCGAGCAGGCGGATGAACATATCGTATGCGCTGACCCTATCGAGTAGCGACTGTTCCTTTACGGTAAGCTTGGCGCCCTCGTTGCGAGCGTTAATCAGCTCGTTGACGAGCGCGTTATTTGCGTGCTCTTCTGCCATCCGCCCTAGCGTCTCGACATCGTTGTTCTTTATGGCGAGCATCACCCTCTCCGCCTCTTGGAAATAAGCCTGTCCGGCGGCGTCTAAGCCACGGGTACGCACCCTACCTGATGAGGTTTTGTATGTGCGTGCGGCCTTACGAACAAAGCGTTGTATGTCCTTCAGGACATTGTTGCTCATCTCCTGCCTCTTGGATTCTATGACCGAGATAAGTTTCTCTGCCTCTACCTGATAGTTTTTCTCATTGACCCTATCGATGATGCCAAGCATCCTTTTGACCTCACCTTTAGAATACACAGCTTTTGGCAAAGCCTCTTCCATCAGGGCTCGCATCTGATTCTTCACCTCGGCAGCCGCCTTGGCTCCCTGCTTACGCATACTGATGTTGTTACGCAGCTCGCGCAACTTGTTTTGTATGCCCTTGTTGGCGCGGGTACTCATAGCCCTGTTAAAGCCTACGACCATCTTATCCTGCAAGTCGGGCGTCTGCTTCTTAAACTCTGGGTTCTCCGTCAGTAGCTCCATCGCCTTGGCTACCACCTCTGCCTTGGTTGGTGCTATTAGCTTCACCTTGCGCGGGTGGTCTTTCAGGAGCTGCTTATCGCTCTTCTCTTCCTCCTTCGGGAACTCCTTACGCAACTCCGCAATCCTATCATTACGGACCTTTCCTCTCAGTGGCTTAAGCTTCTCCTTCTTCGGTGAAGCAAACTCATCGAGCGCCTTCATGACGTCGATATAGATTTCTCTGCCTGCCTTTAGACCACCTTTGACATCACCAAAGACTTTGGGCATGGCACGGAAAATGTCGTAGTTGATGGCCATTGCATTACTGATGGCCTTCATGTTCTTCCGTCCGTACTTCTTGATGAGCACCGCCACGATTACGGAGTCAGGCATATACCTTTCCCGTCCCCGGTCGATGATGTCCTGCATGCTGTCGTCGGGCTGAGCCAATCGCTCTAGCTTCTGCTGCGATGACTTCACCTCAAAGTCCGACGCCTCAAACGGTGTGCCCTCTCGGAAGGCTTCCTCTACGTTCTTCTCCACCTGACGGCTAGGCGGAATCTGCCTACTTATGCGAGAGTCATCGGTACTAAACGTGGTGTTGCTCCCGTCAGCCAGCTTGATGGTGGGCTTGGAGGAGAAGGGGACAATGACGGTGTCTCCAAGGGGGTCAAAGTCTGGTTGAGAAGCAAACGAGTGGTAGTCGATTACGTTCTCTGCCACCACTCCATCATACGGAGTTTCGTACGCGGTATTATCTCCTAGATATGCCGTGACAGCCCGCTTACCGCTCTTGCCATAGTTAGGCCAGATTTCAAGGTATGGCACCTCGTTGTAGTAGTCAGGGTAGAACTTGCCCTTGCCGTCGAAGCGGTAGGGATTCTTCATGTCCAAGAATGCTGCATACACAGACGGCACATAGTCCCCCTGACGAACATCGTCTCTCACAACCCCCCGCTCTCGCATCTGCTCATCGGCCACCCTAGACATCTCTGCCCTGCCCTTTGCATAATCCTGAGCTAGGTCTCGGTTCGAAGAGAAGAAGACCCCAAGCTCGTTTAGACCGGACCTGCGTCGCTCTCGAGCACCCTCCTCGCTAAACTCTTGTATGTCGGGGTCCACGCTTCCATGGTACACCACCATGGGTTCCCCGTTATCGTCGACTATTTTTGAGGCATTCTTCGGGTCGTTCTCCCAATCTCCAAACCAGTTCTTGAAAGCCTCAGTACGAACCAAGTCGTACTGCTCAGGCGTCAGGTTACTGGGCTTTCCATTAGGGGCTAATCGCTGCTGCGAGGAGCGGTCTTCGGTAGGCTGAACACCCACTCCGGCACCGGTGTCTCCCACGTCTCTTCCGGAGCGTCCCCGTAGAGATAGTATATCGCGTCCTCTCGATTCGGCTTTCTCCCTAACTCCCTCTCGAAGGTCAGGAATTTGGACTTGGATTCCTCTTGCTGTTGCCCACTCAGGGTTGACGCTGGGGTTGTTGATAAGGATTCTTCTTGCTGCTTCATAAGGAGAGACGTTTTCGTTTTCAACTAGACTCTTGAGTTTGGATTTGTTTTTTTCTACTGCGGCAGCAGTTCTGTTGGCGTTGTTCATGCCAACCCGTACAGCCTCCCAAGTAATAGACTGCATCTCTCTGGGCCTGATGCCAGCTATCTCAGCAGCGTTGATGTAAGCTTCTTTGACAAGCATATACATCGGGCTAAAGCCACCATCAAAAAGACCCACTCCACCCGCGTCATCGGCAGACATGGGGGTAGACATGGCCACAGCAACGGCGTGGGTGTCAGCAGTTACGTAGGGGTAGCTTGAGTTAGGGTCTACAATATTATTGTAGAAGTTGCGGACCTTGTTCCCATACCCAAGGTTCATCCGGATGCTATCAATGTCGGGATTGCGGAACGCTGAAATAGCTTTGGCAATCTCTGATGTAGCACCCCAACGCACAGGAGTGGTATCAAAGCCAAGGAACCTACCGTCGGGGTCGGTAAGCAAGACCTTACCGGGATACAAGGCTTGGTCGATAGCACGCAAGATGACGGTTTGCGTTGCCAGAGCCACCCCCTGTTCATTCATCTGCTCAAGGGTCATGCCCTCATAACGAGCGAAGGCGTCCTTCAGGAAGGAAGACCACGCACCAGTCTTGTTTTTGTCTAGAGCCTTCTCGAATATCTCCCTGCTGAACGGGGTATTGGAATGCTTTGACATCACCTCTATCGCCCTCTCCGCCACCGAGATGTTGTTAAACCAATCGTTCTGTGGGCTCAGCACAGCCAAGACAGCCCCGGCTTGCTCAGGAGAAATGTTGTACTTCCTTGCCAACTCATTGGCTACCCTATTGGCTCCGACATACCACTCCTTTGATGCCTCAATAAATTCTGGTGTAAGCGTGTCATATACCGCGAGGATGTTCTCGGTCATGGTGTCCACGAACTCATCCAGTATCTGAGACGTAGTCTCTTTCACCCGCTCCATCAGGGCGGCTTTCTTTTTCCCGGTGGCCTTTTTTGCAGCGTTGGTCCTGCGATTGAGGAGAGATAAAAGTTTCTTGTTCTGATACGGATACTCTACCGTTATCACCTTAACCTTCCCGGTCCTAGGGTTCCTTTTGTTGTAGGAAACCTTACCGGCAGCAGCTTTTCTAGCGGCACTAACGGCTCTTGAGGCCACGCTTTTGATGGTTCCTACCGCATCTTCAAGTCGGTAATCATCGGTAAGCTCCTGATTCTTTTTGTCAAGCACCGTTGGGCTGACTTCCCCCGTGACTACCTCTTCGGTACCCTGTACGTCTAGACCCGTGCCGTCCGTCTCCATGGCGCGCTGCTGCGAGGAGCGGCGCTCAAGGTCATTGCGTTGTTCGCGAACATCTTGAAGCTCTTGGAAGACATCGTATAGGTTGCTGGCATTGTCCACCTCGCCTGTCTCGACGTCGATACCGAGTTCAAGAGAACGCAGGTACTCCTTGTCGGCCTCATCCAAACGCCCCTCCAAGTATGCCTCATACTGATTGTATACATCCGTCTCAGTCCGACCATACACATCTTCGTTTACAGCGAGGATGTGTTCAAGAGCCATCGTATTGTCCTCCAGCTTACCGAGCCTACGCTCACGCCGGCCTGCCGCCTCACCTTCTTCTTTTACCCGGCGCTCAACATTACGAAGCCGTCCACTAATTTCTTTTTCCTCGATGACGAGGTCGACGTAGTCGTCTACTATATCCGAGTCTACAAAGTCTTCAAAGTTCTCAGCAAAACCGTCCTCGTTGATGAGGCCGTCTCCGTACTCATCGTTTATCTCCTCAATCTGTTCTGCTGTAACCCTTCCACTATAAAGGTCGGTAGCAAGAACGCCCTCATCGTATGGGTCAACTGCCCTATCGATTCGGGCGAACTCAGTTTTATCCTCATATTGTTCCGAATAAACATCGTAAGTCTGAGCAATGATGTGACCCAACACATTTTTCTTAGTTCGAGTGTCAGCGATGCTGGTGAGTACATTTGCCCGCTCCCGTGCCGTGCGCTCTTCCAACGCCGTGCGCTCTTTCGGAACAGCACCCGGCTCACGGGTCATACTGTTGTCATCGAACTTACTCTTGGGAGTAAAACCAAAGCGGCTGTAGAACGATTGCAGACGCTTGGAGATGGCCTCCATCTCTTCGTCGCTCATGCCCTGTTGGTACCACTTAGGTGGCCAAGCAAGCAGTTCTGCGGATTGATTTGACGCATCAAGGGCAGCCACAAAGTCTTGCATGAACCGTGTGCCCGCACCCTGACTCTTGTCTCCCGCAACCACCTCAAGAAGGTCGAGGTAAACTAACCCCCTCTCCATATATATGCTTGTGCGAACGTCAAGCTCTGTGCTCCCCTTGTCTTGGTTGGCGTAGAAGAAGCCTCCGCCGATAGGGTTTAGGAACAGGCGTACACCCGGCTGCTTGACAAACTCCACAAGGAACTCGCGCAGACCCGCGTCGGCGTTCTTGAAGTTCTCCTCAACCCACTCCTGCGTGGCCTCCTCCAAGCCCATCTGCCGAGACATGCGCACCTCAGACAATCCGTCCTCATTGAATTCAGGCTTACTGTCATTGCGTCTATTGAACGCTTCGATACCATCTATGACGGCGTCATAGAAGGCGTCACCCTCGGCAGTAACTCGAGTGCCAATTGCGATAATAAAAGGCTGCGGCTCTTCAATCGTATTGCCGTCCTCGTCTACTACACTTAGACTCTCTTCGTCGCGGAACTCATCCATCGCCGCATCGACCAACTGTGTCGCCACGCCTTGTCTCTGTACGTCTGGCTCAACAAAGATGTTGTCCAGCGTAACTACGTTGCCATCAAGGAACGCATCGAGCCTGCCACCCTCAGTGCGGAACGTAAAGCTACCGTCCTCATTGCTTTCGACATTGACCTGCTGCGAGGAGCGCCCACCCCAACGGGGCCTAGTAAGCTTCTCTTCTGAAGCGGAGAGGTTACGAATATTCTTAAGCCGATTGAGGGGGGCGGAAACAATATTTTTATTGATAGCATCGTAGTCCCATACCACGACATCTATGGGCAGTCCATTTTCTCGGTCTTCTCTATTGACGATGCCTTGATACTCTGGGAAGAACTTCTCGAATAGGGGGCGGACATATTGCCCGGCATTTGCATCCACGTTTTTGGGTGCCGGAATTCTTGCGGCCTCCTTGTTCAGACCCATCCTAACAACCTGAGAGTGAACTCTAAACAAGGGTGTAAGCCCCGGGTTTTCTGAATCAAAAAGCATGTCAAAAACTTCTTGCCTATTCATTAAGCCCCCCCTCCAGTCGTATGCAGGCCCCATTTCCATGAGCATGTCCACTATCTGATTCTCTAACTCAGCCGATACATTGTATGAATTATGTATAGTAAGAAGATTCATTTTGGACACGTCCACGAAAGACACCATTTCATTGGTGCTTAGGAAGGAAAATAGGCTTGCGTATGAGCGTCTTCCTGTGAAGTATATCCCCTCACCATAGTATTGCACACGCCCTCTGCCCGGCTCAAACTCCCTTATGTTGGCCACAGTAAAGTGCGCAAGGATACCTTCAAACGCCAATGCCTCTATGTCTGAATCTTTGTATTCAGACGACCTCTGCTGCGATGCGCGTAAGTTGTCCAGAGCTAACTGCTGCGAGGAGACGCCGCTCGTTGACGAGCGCCCCAACTCAGGTAGCGTGACTTCGAAACTAAATAGGTTGTTAGCCTCAGACTTACGTGTAATCTTTGCGCCCGGAATATCCTTGATGAGGTCGTTGAGCTTTGCCTCTGCCGAATTGGCCTCTCCCTTGCTGAAGAAACCCCGGTTGAACACGTCCCGTCCGGGCGCGGGCTGGCCGCCCAAGTCAACCTTTGTTCCGGCCACGTTGACAGGCACCGTAAACACGTTTCCTGTTGGCGCGTACTTGTTGCGGAGCTGGTTGAGCCACAGGGTAATGCCATCGGAGGAAATGTTGTCCGCCTCCACCAACACGTGGTCGTCGGGTAGCGACTCGACAGCAGCCTCAAACGCAGGGCGAGTAGAGCCTTTCTCCGCCGTACTAAGGTCAGCCTTGATTGCGAACTTGTTCGTGGCCTTACCATTCTCGTAGAGCCTCTTGTACCCAAGGTAGTTTGCGTCGCTGGTCTTATCCGGTATCGCAACCACGGCTGCAATCTCTCCGGTGTCGGGGTCTACATATACTCCGACAGCTCCGTTCTTCCCGAACTCACGCTCCGACTGCAATACCAGCTCCTTGTCAGAGAAACCAAGAGTGCTCCTCTTCGGCAATACACTCTCTACCTCTACCTCTGGGTCAGTCTTCTTCTTGGTCTCTGTAAGACCCTTGAAGGCGGATATCTCTCGTTTGGTGATGGTCTTACCCTCAGCCACCTTGCCCGAGAGCGTCTCCAGCAAAGACAGGATTTGCTTGTCTCGCTTGTTCAGGTCGGTAGAGAGGTTGAGCTCAATGTTGAGCATGGAAGCCAGCCGCTCCAAGAAACGGGCGACGACACCCTTCTCTTTGACGTCGAGCTCTGGATACGCATCAGCCACCATACCAAAGAACTCAGCCACGAACTCCTCGCTTCGGACACCTTCCTCATACCGTTGCATGAACTCGTTGAGGCGAGACAAAATGTCAGAGTCTTCGGGCAATACTTTCAGCAACGTCTCTACGAAGTCGTCCATCAGGGCCCTCACATCAGACTCGTCGATGCTATTCCTCAGTACAGCGTGGAAGGTTTCGTGAGCTACCGTCCTATCATTAGCTGTGGTAAGGTCGATGTGGATTTCTTTCTGGTCCCACAAGTATGTCCCGGACCCCGTCGTGTCCTTAGAAGCCTTCTCATATGACTCTCTTGTGTCATGGAGCACGACCTTAACCTCAGGGAAGTTCTTGGCTAGGGCAGCTACAGCATTCTTTGCCTTGGCTATAATCCCTAAGTTCTCTTTTGTTACAGGCTTGCCGTCTTCAGTAATGACATTGTCTTCTACAAATGCATTGAACTCTGTGACGCGACGGTCTATCTCTTCAGCATTGAATTCATAGAACTGCTGTTGTATTGCATCGAGCTCACCTTTCGATGCCAGAATCTCTACGATGTCACCCTCGATGAGGCTAATGCGCTCGCTCGTTAACGAGCCTTCCTTGTAGTCATCAAGCTCTTCTTGCGTGGGGGGGTCGACCCGTACTTCTTCGTCCACTTCTTCGCTAGACTGGGCTTGTTCGCCCACAGGTAGCGGCGTTGCTTTTCGCTTTTGAATGGCATTTTGCTGTATTTTTAAAAGGCTGGCTACAAGGGGGTCGTTAAGGACGACGGCTTTCTTGAGCTTTCTAATATCCTTCTCTTCTTTTATTGTGTTTACGAACTTGACACGGTCCATAAAGGACCCGTCAATCTGATATACGCCGGGCCTTGCTTTAGCCACGAGCAACTCCAGCTCCTCCTCTTGACTAAGGTCTGGTTCCATGCCCGGAGTAAACTCTCGCTGCGAAGGGTTTAACTCTACCCCCTCCTCTGAGAGGCGACCCGTCCTTACAGTCTCCGCTATCTCATCGTTGATGCGTGACAATAGCTCAGAGAATGCACCGCTTTGGTTTTGCTGTGAGGAACGCCCGTCACCTTCAATAATTTTTTTGGCCTCAAGCAAACGCACAAGACGAGCCGTTACCTCAGGGTCAGCAAACCTGCCTCTGGAGTTTGGCTTACGCCCCAACAATACATTGGCCTCACGTAAGAGACCTACGTTCCTACGGATATACTCTGCCATCTCCGGAGAGATTTTTTCGAGCTTCTCCATATTGTTTACCCAACGCTGTATCATTCCGAGGTTGGCCCTTTCCTCACTGAGGCTGCCGATATCCATTAGGCCCACAGCCATCTTGAACCTGTTCTCGCGCACCATCCTACTGGCCGTATTCAAAACAGCCATTGGAGCCCCCTGACCCATAGCTCCCAAGCCTTCGGCATATATCTCTTTCCAATTCGCCGTACTTCCAGTGAACTGTCCAGAACTGACAAGGGCACCATACTCGCCCGCCATCTCAAACAAAGGGTCTATAGTTACCCGCTCAGCCATCACCCCAGCCGCTTGTGCTGGAATTCGAACCCTACCCGGTAAATACTTACTTGCTGTGATTATCCGTCCAGCCGCAAGGTTACTCAGGGCAGATGCAATTGCGATAGGAACACCGCGTTGATGGCCTCGTTTCTCAGCGCGTTCCCACATCTCTAAGTCCTGAGCAGCACGCATAGCCTGTATCGGGTCCTTTAGGTCGTAGCCCTCCTCCATGGCCACATCGATAAAAGCTTGACCCATCTCAAGGCCATACTCAGCAATGGCGAATGCACCCGTAGCTGCGTAGCCTAGTCCCTCTATAGCACCTGCGAGTGCGCCTCCGGGCCCCGCCGTTAAAGCGCCTACTCCAGCACCTGCGGCCATCATTCCGCCTGTCCTCCAGTTAAAAACCTGAGGCATAAGCATACCAATAGACTCGGATAGCACCGCCGCTGTGTAGTCAAGAGGAGACTCAAAGAACGCATCCTTAGTCTGTCCCCATGTAGCGGCATCGTTGACACGGGCTTTAGAGCGCCCGGTGTTTTTGTTTTCGTGGTCCAGCATTTGACCCGCAGCACGCACTACATCCTCACGAGATGCATTGGGGCCAAGGCCAAAGTGCATGGACGTAAGCAATATGCCAGCTTCTCCGCGAGCTACACTACGTTCCCATTCATTATTCCAAGAGTTGGATGCCCCATCTACGAGGATGCCTGTAATCTGTTTGTTGAGTTTCTTGTCGAAGTAAAGCTCAGCCTGCTCATACATCTGAGCGGCTTGGAACCGCTCCTTAGCTCCTGCTGCATAGGTCTCGACGATGTTAAGTTTCTCTTGAAACTCCCTTGGGTCAGCGGCCTCAGAGCCCACCAAATCCTCGATGTTAAGGCCGAACTGTGTTTGGGCACGGACCTTGGCATCGTCCATCAGAATTCTTGCGTCACGACCTATTGAAGCCGCACGGGTGGCACGCTCACTTAGTCGCGTATCGAGGATAGAATCGAAGTCTTCGTTGAGTCTCTCCAGCTCCTCTTCGTCCATCTGCTCAGACAAAATATCGATGCTCAACTCAAGCTCCTTCTTCTTGTCACCCATGTCATCACGAACCATATTTCCGTCGATGAAATACTGCGGGTACTTTCTCACCAACTCATTGTCTTCGACTCGTGTACCATACTCAAGGGTCTCGATGGCCTTGTACTCGTCCATCATATCCTGCAAGTCACGACCCGCTTGACGCTCGGCGTAATAGTCACGACCATACTCGCGGTATAGACGCTCGCCCTCGAGGTCCATGGTGTCGAAGTCTTGCCAGCTACCGTCGACAAGTGCCTTTGCTTCCTCCTCAGTATTCACAAACAACACCTCGTCGCGACGCTTGGCCTCATCTAACGCTTGCTCCTCATTCAGGTCAAGCCACGCAGATGGATTACTAAGCGTTGATGTGGGGTCTTTTGGAAACAGGGTTGGAAACACCAAGTATTTTCCGTTCTGCTCAACAAATGATAGGTTATGTGTGTCGACACGACCGTCAAGCTGCTTGCGACTACCTCGTCGCATCTCCTGTATGCGTAAAGCCCGCTCCGCCTCGGACCGTTCCTGAGGTGTAACGGCATTAACAGGAGCCTTGTTGTTGCTTAAAAAAACATTAAGCTGCTCGATACCGAGAACCTCTCCATTATGTACTTTAAGTTCTATCGCAGCAGCATCACCGAAGTAGTTGTTGTATGCCACTATGGTTCCATTGCCATCAGCAACGTCTCCTTCAAAACGAAATCCATACTGACCATACGCCATCCTCAAGGCGTCGACACTGTCTTGGCTTACGTTAGTGTTCTGTAATACGGTAGTGAGCTCGGGAATTTCAACCTCACCTTGGGCGTCCATAAGCTCTTGATAACGCCGAAACTCCTCGGCGTCACCTTGTAAATCAAACTCATCGATACGCCGCTGGCGCAACGCCCGCTGTTCTGGAGTATAGAACTCGTCAGCAACGACAAAGCTTTCCGGAAGGTCGATAGGCTCATCTTCCGGTATGCCCGATAGCTTGCGCTGCTCAGCCTCCTGCTGAACTTCAAACCTGCGGTCTGATAGACCGCCGAGTATACGCTCGCTTTCAATTGGCCTAGTAGCGAGCTGAGACTCCGATAAACCATCTTCCGATACAGACTCCGTAGGCTGCTCGAGTTCTTTTTTTTTTACTGAAGAAAGGAACTGTTCCAGCGAAACGTCTTCCTTAAAAGTATTGTCGTGTGAAGAGATGAACCCGTACATCTCAGTTGCATACGCCTCGTCTTGTACAGCACGCTCGAAGTCTATCTCGCTTAAGTCTTTACTTAAGCTTTTGTCGATTTCGGTTACGTACCGGTAGATGTTTTTGGTGTACTCATTGTTCACCTTCTCTGTAAACGACGCATTGTCAGGTCCAAGCCTTACTTCTGTCATGAAGTAAATATAGCTAGATTACCGCATCTGAACTGGGCGTGGAGCTTCGGGTGAAGGGGCCGGAGAAGTACGAGATGCTCGGCTTGTTCGAGTAAAATCGGAAGTACCCTTCATAATTCTGTTTGTGTTCGCCACCAGCTTCCTATAGTCTTCGTCACGGATACTCTGTATGAATTCCCTGAGGTTTTCTCCGCTCACCATAACATTATTGTTTGCCGCGTCTTCAAGCTCTCGTACTATGGCTTTGATTTCTGCCGGACTATGCTCTGAATCAATAGGAATAAACAGAGGGAATTCCATAAGGTCTGGAATCATCACGCGCAAAACGTCTTGCTCTATCTGCTCTGCGGTCTTGCTGCTTACAACGTCCTCATCGAATGAGATGATTTGAGAGGTGTCGATATTGCCGTTGAACATGGCGTCGAGCACGGTGCTAACGCCCTCCTCGTAATCCTGACCAGTCTCTGACACCTTCATGGTTGCTTCGAGCGCACCCTCAGGAGTAAACTCTGTTACAGTACCCTTTGGAACCAAGGTGTTTTTAATCTTGACATCAGCAGGCAGCGCCAATTTGATAGTCCCGCTGCCAAAGTCAACAGGTTCAAGGATGTTGGTTCGCGTCCCAATTCCGGTAGACGTGTCAGCTGAAACCATTCCTGTCACCGCACCGTCTTCACCTACCTGTATCAGCCCCGCTTGTACTCCAGCCCTAATCAATTGGTCCTCGGCAGAATTATGGACATCCATTCCCGTAATAGCCCAATCATGTACATTAAGCCTTGGGGCCGCAACCAGCTCCCCACCTTCTGTTGTTCGGTCCCGCCTCCCTACTTGTGTCTTAGGATATGCTTTTTGGCTTGTACCTCCTGAATCATCTACAAAGGTTACAATGACTTGGTCGGTAGCGTCGTCGATTTCTTGTACGTTAGGTTGCGTCTCAAGGGCTGCAATAGCTACGTCTCTAGCCTCTGGGTCACCAGTAAGAATGGTCATCCAATGCGCCGCCATGTTGTTTCTCGCGCTCACATCATCCATATACTTCCTTTCCTCTAAAGAGGGTGCCTTATATGGAGTTACCTCCCGCTCCGTCTCCGTATAGTCTAAGCCCGCGCGAATCATATTGCGAACAAAACCTTCCGCCAAACCCTTCTGTCTCTTTCGGTTGTTGACGAGGTTGTTGTACTGCTCGCTGCCCTCCTCGACGCCCATCTGGCCGACGATGTAGTTCTTAAAATCCTCATCGGTGATGTCGTCCTCTACGGCGCCGATATACCTACGAGAATCTCTGGGGCTGGGCATCATAATAATCACGTTGGAATCGACCTCTGAAGCACGCTTCAAGGTTTCCTCATCAGTGATATACCCGCTGACAAAGTTGCCAGAGTAGTCGGCAAGGGTGGACGTAGTGGCGTTGTCATTGACGCCAAGGATGCTGGAGATATACCCGCTCTCAGCTTCTTTATATGCATTGGTAGCTGCCTCATCGCCGGTGCGTTCGCTTTCGGCTAGAGCGCTGGCTACGGTAGCTACCCTTCCGTTAGAAAGAATTACTTCACGACTTCCTACGTTGTCCACTACGCCCTTCACCTGCTCAGTAAGGTTGATACGGTTGTAGGTGGAAAGCACATCGACACCAAGCTCGGTCACGCCAGCAAAGCGTGTGCCGTCGTCGTTTACTAGGAACAGGTTCCCTGTTGGGGCATCGATTTCTGGTCTGTATTTGTTGAAGTTCCCAAAATCCTCTGCCCGAGACAAGGCAATTTCCTCCACCGTAGAGCCCGGAATAAATCCATTCTCGTTAGGCTGCATGCGCTTTACGTGCTCCTCGTATGTGGCGTCGTAATTTTCCTTTTGCTTAAAGTATGCGGTGGTACCAGTCATGAGGTTGCTTGTGGCAGTCATATACTCTCGGTAGTCCATCTTCCCGCTACGCCACAGGCGGTCGAGCATCAGGGAATACTCCGTGACGTCTCCAGCAAAGTTTGATGTAGTAGCATTGGCATCCCTATCGGAACCTATCGGCGCCTCGGACGCCTTAGTGTTGATTTCTGTCTGCCGCTTTTGGGCCTCGTCAAGCTTAAGGTTTCTTAGTCGTGTCTGCTCATTGAGCATGTCGACCATGCTCTTGCTGATTTCCCCCCAGTCTACCCTAGACTCTGCTGACCTTTCCGCGTACTTAAAATAGCTCATAGTGTGCTTGCAACTTCTGCTGTTCCCTCATTTTTATACTCCCTAGGCGCTTGCGGTGGGCCAACAAAAGTGGGGTCGTATTCTTCATAGAACCTACTGGATGCTTTAGTTGCGTCGTCCCTACCCACCAGAAGATTGCTTACCGCCTCTAAATCTTGTTCTGACATAGCCATTGCCTCAGGACGTCGGATGGACGTAATTCTATCAGTCTTGTAAGGTGTGATATTTACCTCATTGCTTTGATTTCCTCCAGCGCCAAGCATATTTCCGTCGTCATCAAACCCAGCAAAAACAGTAACGTGATATCCATCACCAGACCCTTTGATAACAACCACGTCTCCAATCCGTGCGTTACGTAGGTTTCCACCAGCCTTGGGATTACCTCCGTAATCTTCTAGGGTGTCGTTTTTACGCTTGTCAGCGATACTCTTCAAATACCCTTGGGTTTTCTTAGCACCCTCTTCACTGGTGTATATGTTTTCTCCTATAAGAGTTGAACCATACGATAAAGCTTTTGCTTCATTAGCCACTCCTCCCCTAACCGTCGTCAGGTTTGAATCTACGAGCACTGTATTCATAAAGGCAGCACACCATGCATCTCGTTCAGTTAAACGGTCCTGTGTTTTTTTCCCTTTATATCCGGTTAGATTATCCCAAAATTTTGAGACAAACTCCTCACCCTCAAAGTTTTCGGCACCGGTACTGTCGGTTGGGATTTTAATTATTTCGCCCTCTTCGTTCTTAACACCTTCAGGATTGGGGATGTATACCGGTTCCTGAACTCCTATGTACTGCATCAGTACCGGAAGGGGGTTCCTTGGGTCTGTGTTTTCAATAGCCCGTTCAACCATTTTAGCAGTGGCGGGTCCAATTTCTTCACCTGCACTTCTCATTTCTGCATTGGATTCCTCCACAACCTGCGGTGTCGCCGGCTGAGAAATAATCACAGGAATCTTATTGTCCGTCAGGGCCTGCAAAAGCTCGGATGATTGCCTGACCTCTTCTGTTCGAGGGTATGGAACATCTGTAGCTGGAGGTCGTGGGGTGGCCGTTGAAGTGGTGTCAGACCCCCCGCCAGTAGGGTCGGTAACAGAACGTGGTCCTGTAGCCTCTCTTTCTGGTGGTACGGCGCCTTCTCTACCTTGAGGAGATAGCTCAGTCTCAACACCATAGAAAGCGGCCAGCTCTGGCGTTATAGTAGCGTTGCTCATGCCAACGGTCATGCCTGCTGCGGCACGCTCAATCCTCATTGTAGCCTCCATCTCCCGCCGCTGCTGGAGCTGTGCGGTAGCTACAGCCTGCTCCTGTGGCGTCATAGGAGGGACGGAAGAGCGGCTTGTCTGTGGCGTTGGCGCGGCCTGCTGTGGCGTTGGCTGCGGTAGCTCCTCGGCATCGCGTCGCCGACGGAACTCGACTTGCGTTTCTACAGGTTGCTCTACCCTTGGGCCCGCAACGTTTTGTCCACCAGCATTGCCAGCACGCTCCTCGTACTCTTGCCGAGCCCTGACGCGACGACGTTCTTCGGGGCTCATAGGCTCCGTATCGTAGCTCGTAGAAGAGGGCGGGGCGGGGATACCTCCGGGGTACATCTCTCCTTCCATACCTACGCCGGCAGACGACGGGCCCATCTGAGCAGATACAGGGTCGTAAGACGTTGTTCCAGCACGCCGCTGTTGACGCGCTCGCTGACGAGCAGCTCGTTCTTGTTGCCTTAGCTCCCGTGCGGTAGGCGGTTGTGGTGGACCAGTAAATCCAATGTCCCCTTCTTCAGGGGCCTCGACATTGCCTCCCGGAGTGACATAAGTATCGGGCGGTGGTGGCGGAAAATTATTGCCGGGGACGCCGTCGACGTCATAGTCGAAACCGAAACCAGACATATCTACATCTTGAGGCGTTACGGGAACTCCTTGAGAGTCTAATACGCCAACGCTTTCCTCAGCAGAGCGCCGTCTTGCCCTATCGGTATCCGCGTTTTCAAAGTTGCCTTGAGCATAACTACTAAGGGCCTGCTTTCCAATTGCCGTGAGGCCCTTGAAGCCGCCCTTTATATATGCCGCGCGGTCTTCTTCTGCGTCACGGGCAGCTTTAGCCGCTCCCTCCGCCTCCGTCATTGAGATGCCCGCCATCTGCTCCCTACGGCGCAGGTCGTCAGCAGCAATCATCTTCTCAATCTCAAACATATCCTTGCCCATGTCGCTTCGGATTTGAGACTGGTTGGCAAGGTTGGCCATTTGCATGCGGCCCGCTGTAGCCGCTGCACCACGGGTCTCCCCCTCGACGCCAGCCTGCATACCTGTGCCACCAGAGACGAGTGCAGCCTCGCGCATAAGCTCGTAAGGCTCTTTGGGGATAGACAGACGCTCAGCCGTGTTCACGTCAATCTGCCTCCTTGCAGCCTTGAGACTATCTGTGACAGCACGCTCAGCCTTGATGCCTCGCCGCCTAGCTTTTCCCGCTTCAGAAAAAGACTTTATCGTGCCGCCAATCATTTGCGCTCCTGAGACGCCGCTTGCGACTGCCGCCGCAGTAATTGCTTTGCCAGCGATTAGGGCTGCTGCTAGTGCTCCTGCCATAATTTTTTTTGTATTACTGACTCCGGCAACTGCCTGAAGTCAAGGGTGTATGCGTCTTTTTCTGCCTCCTCTACCGTCGTTGCGTCGGTGCGATACACGCATACCCAGCGCGTATCCTCATGGATGTATGCCACGCGTTGTGTTCCGACCTCTGTATGCACCACCATAGGGCCCTTGATACGCTTGACCTCGCCGGTGTCCATGAGCAAAGACATATCGCCTTCCAAAAAGAAAGACGGGTGGTTCTGCTTGTGGATGAAGCTTACGACAAAAGCCCCCTGTGGCATAAAAATCTCTCGGGTATACATCCCGTTCTCAATGTGATGAGTGACGGGTAAGAGTTCCTCCATAGCCTCGGTGTGGTGATGCGCCACACCCTCGGTCTTTAACATGACCTTGTGCAAATCCTCAATAGATTCCCAAATCAAACCTCTCTCGGTATGGATGTTATGCAGAATCTCTTCCATCAATATAAAAGTAACGCTTAGCCGGGATACGACTTCATAGCTTCGGTCCGTGCCACAAACATCTCCACAGCCTCGGTATCGGTGTTGGTCAGCTCAAAGACTCCGTAGTGCCCAAGGAGTCCGTTAGACTCTGCTTGTTGGTTCTTGATGCCCAACCATAATGCGTCTTGCACAAGGGTAGGAATGCCTCCGTTATTGTGTAGGATTTGGTTGATTCCGTTAGGGATATCTACGTTAACAGATGTAACCACACCAGCATAGACAATAGAATCGTAAAGCGGGGGAAGGGCATAGTACAGGTAGTCGCCAATGCTAAGTATGCTTCCAATACTTACCGTCAATGCAAAGTCGACCTGACCCGCAGCAACTACATCGCTGATACCAATGCCGCTGAGAGAGCGCAGGGCGTACTCATCGGGTAAAGCGGGGTTGTTGTTCTCAGTACGAACGAAAGCAAACCAGTCGCCCTCCTTCTTCTCAAAGAACCCTACGTCCATAAACCTCCCGTCCTGCTGGTCGGAGGTAAACGTAGCGGCCCAAGGTCTGTTGCCCTCAATCTGTAATGTCTTGAAAACCTTATTGACGATAGGGTCGTCGTTGAAGACGCTTTGAATGGTGCTGTTGAACTGCTGCCCATAGAAGTTGTTGCGCACCTCGTTGGTGTTGTGCCGAAAGAGGTTGCCACCATTGAACGTATACAGGTACTGGTTCATGCCCTGTATCCACTCTGGTTCAAACGAATAGAACGAAGGCCAGCCCTCAGCAGGTGGACTGTATGTAAGCGTGTACGGCATTATGGACAGGGGGTTCCGACATTAGTGATAATGCCATTGGTAATGGTGTGTGGCGTTCCGTTACTTCCGTCAGCAAAAATGTAGTCTCCATCGGGCAGTGCGTCTTCGGCGTTTTCGTCTAAGAAGACCCAGTCGTACAATGCCGGGGCGCCAACAGTGCCAGTAACAGGGACGTTGTAATAGGTGTTGCTGATGCCAGCTCCACAAACTGCTCCAACATCAGAGCCTAAGAAAGAAGAAAGAGTAACAGGGCACGCGACATTGAGGGACGCAAGACCCGTACACGATGCCGGCTCTACCACCTCAATCAATAGATTGGCTGACGGAGTGGTAATCTTAGGGATGACCATAACGCAGCTTCCGGGACTAGCTCCAGTAGTAAAGCTGGCGTCGCCAGCAGAAACGACAACGCTGCTAGTATTGCCCGTATCGTAGAAGGCTGTGTCGTACCAGTTGTATTCTGTTACCGCACCGTAAGGAGAGTTTGAAACCAATGTAGACGCACACGGGTCGGAGCCATTACCTATGTACGTAGGGTTCGTACTTGAGGTGGCCTTGTGGTATCCATCGACAGGGGAGCTGATAGCGTTGTATACCGTGTTGTTGTATGTAGCGCGAATAGCATACGGAGTAGAGCGTGGGTCGAACGTAATAATGACCGCGCCAACCGTAGCGTTAATCTCAACCTCAACGCTATACAGACCCGTAGAGGACATAAGCGTAGAGATATTCAATGGGCACGAGGAGATACAACTAGGACACGCCTGTGTTGTGCCCAACACTCCCGCCACGGCCTCACGATAGAATCCATTCTGCGAGTAGAACCCGTCTGGGGCCGGCGTGGTAAGTGCCGCATCAGAATAGATGTTCGTAGACGTGGTGAGCGTAGTTCCGTTTAAATAGTAGTTGGATATAAGTCCCATGTCAACATTCGCAATTAGTGATGGTCACCTGCATGAAGTCTGTCTGACCAGAAATAGCAACCGGGTAGGTGTCTGAGCACAAACTGATTGTGTTCTTACCAGCAATGGTAACATATTCGGTGCCGCCGCCACACTCGGTATACTCCACCGTCATATTGCTGCTGCTTGCGTTGTAAACAGTGTACTGTTGGCAGTTAGCGGGGTCGCAGACGCACTCGCAACACGCGCCAACCTTTGATGCACTAAAACACAAAGCGGTAGGAAGGGCCGAAGAGTAATCCCAAATGAGATACAAGAAGTCCCCGGTGGCAGGCATAGTGAAGTTCCCGGTATACAAGGCCGGACCTCCGGCAGGCACAATGCCTGTGGAGGGAAGTGCAGCAGCACGCAGAGCCTCAATGTCGACAGGGGTGTTGGCGTAGTCGGTGTTGCTACGCAAGTAGTAGAACCTGTCAGCCGGGTCGAGTATGTAGTTGTCGTTCCCAAACCTGTTGTAACGCATCTCTACGTTAGCACCATCGGTAGGTATGATGCCACCGCCTTGCGAACCAGAGAACTGCGCAAACTGACTCATGACAGGAAGGGTGCTTCCAACCGCAAACTTTATCTGCTCACTATGCAAAGGGGAATTGAAAGACCCAGCATCCCATCGGTACTCGTTATGAATCAACTGACCCGATTGAGAAGGGCGTGTCAGCGTAACGAGCTTAACGGTAATCTGGTCCGCATCGGGACACGATACCGTAATGCTCAAAATAAACCTGTCTGTTCCAGCATAGTCGACGTCTACATTGACCACACCATTTTGAACGGTGTTCTTATCGATGATGGGTATAGCCGTAGGGTTAGACTCACTAATGCCCGAAGTAACTACCGGGGCAGCACCAATAGGATAGGTGGTAGAAATGTCTATCGTATCAGCAGGGTTGTCTTGCGATATGGTGTAAGAAACAGTTACATCACCAACAGAGTCGCCTACATCAACACAGAACGATTGCCCCGGACTACTAAGCAGGAACGTCTGCGTAACGCCACAGGGGATACACTCGGGAGGCCCGGGGAGTAGCGTGTCGCTGCTTGCCAACACATACTCGTTCATATATGGGTCGTAGCCGCCGAGCTTCTGCGTATTAAAGCTTGCGATAAACTCATCGCGGAACCAGCTACGCATTCCGTTCTCACTAGCAACCAAGAGTTGTTCTTTCTGCCCTTCTCCAAAGAGATGGATGACAGCACCGCGCTTGGCATCGGTAAAGAACTTGTGTGGTCCGCGCTCCGCAAAGCTTTCGGGGTTATTGCTGATGCCAAAGTCCTCAACGCGGGCCACCTGTGTGCCCAACACTTCAGGGATGGATGTGACTACGCTCTCTCCCGTAGAGTCGGTAAGTAGGTTCTTACCCGCTAAGACGTAGCTAATCTTATCCTCCTGCAACGTTAGGATATCGGTACGCCTACCAAAAAGCTTAGCCACAGGCCCATAGCTGTCCTCTAGCGGCTTGAAGTTTAGCAAGCCAAGGTTGAACTCATTGAGCTTGTTGAGGTTCGTCTCGTCGTTGTATACCCCGCTGTATGTCAGGTCGGCAAAGCGGCGAATCTCTTTGTAGTCCTGCTCACTGACGGTGGTGACGCGGTTGCCAAGAGTAATCGGCTTACCAGTTATCGAGTCGCGAATCTTGTAGCTCTCGATGCCATTGCCATAAGTGATACAGTTGAAAAACCCTGTGTCTACGATAGCGTTTTGTGTGGCGCTCTGGTTCTGTAGGTTCCCTCGGTGATAGCGGTTCCCTGTCACCGCATCGTAGACGATGTCATAGGATTCGCTAGACTCATACCATAGGTCGGGAAATGCGTTTTGCGGCTCGGTCTCAAAGACTATAGTTTCATTTGCTGGAACTATTTGAACCCGCACTTTTACGCAGCCTTTCCTGCTGGAGTTAAAACCAGCTCCAGTTGCAGAACCACAAGAGCCCGTCCCTTTGACGTCGAATGAAATACCATTACTGGTGCTGACCTTAATGAATACGCCTCCATCCGCAATGGAATCGGGCTGTTGGACTCCACTCGGTAATGGGCCACTACTAATAACCATAACAGGATATTCCGTGTTGCCCCCCGTCTCAACAACATGAGATTGCAGCCTTGCTACGACTTCGGGGTTGCCATAAAACCAATCCGCAAAGTCGGTATAGTCCTCTAAGACCGTGAACGACTCCTCAAGCTTCATGTACCTTGACTCACAAGCGTTGTTCCCGTCTCCAGTTCCTCCCCGTGTGGTTTTTATGACTATGGTAATTCTAGTCCCAGCGTTTATTGCGTAAGTAGGGATGTTGCCAATCTCAACGAGCGGGACATCGGCAAGACCCGCTAAAAGACCACCCAACACTCCAGCACATTCCTTTTGAGAACCGGAATCATAAAACGGGAAGTCAACGCTGGTGTCGATGTTCGTTTCAGCAGACTTGACTGAGATGTATGTTCCCGCTATAGCTGGAAGGGGAGGGGTTTCATTAAGGGCCCCTACTCCTATAATGCTTTTTTCTAATACCGTTATGTATTCACACGAGGTGATTGCGCCTCCAGCGTCAGACTTGACAACATACCTGTCTCCCTTTTCTGCCTTGGCAGCTTGCTCGCCCTCTAACAGAAAGTATTTCGTCCCTCCATTTTCGAAATAGTAGTTTGAGTAAATAGTCTCATACCCCTCCCGGTCGGGCTTAATGACGAACTTGTATGTCTCAGCCCAATAAGGAGCTGGGTTCCAATACGGAATCTGAACCCTTGCTTGGTTTCGGAAGATAGAGTCGCCACAAGGAATGTGGATTTGATTGCGCTCGCTGACGAGCGCAGTACTAGAGCGACCGTAGGCATCCATATACACGATGCCAACCTCGTAACTCCGGTTGCTGTGTAAGCTCCTCTGTGCCCCAACAGAGTAGTAGTTAACCCTGCTAGTTGATTCTGATAAACCAACGCTTTCATAAGAGGTGGTACCACCGCTGGTGTATTTAGGTATTGGGAACAGAAGCCGGAACGTATCGTCACTAACGACGGTACCTAGGATAGAGTCGCCGATTTGATTGACGCCCGTACCCACCAAGTTTTGTGGGTCGGGAGTGCCACCAGTAGCCGTTAGAGGGAAAATGTTATTCCACGCATTGGTAAAGATGGACTGGTCGGAGTTGGCATAAAGGGCCGGGTCGGTCTCAATGTTTGTTGGGGTACCTAAGCTGTTGGAGAACCCGGGGCTGGTACACATATCGGCCAACGTATTGTAGTCGGCGTCGACGGTATATGTCCAAGAAACAACAGAGTCGACAGGAACAGTAGAAGTGGGTGACGTTCCAGAAACAGTAGTCCAAGACTCGTGGTTTGCCTCGACCGATATCTCAAAGGTGTCGCCCATCTCCACGTTAGTGAAGTCTGTGATGGTAATCTCCATCGTCAGGTTCGGTGTCAGCCCCTGACCATCCAACAGATAGGTAGTGGCGTTCGAGATGGTGAAAGAAACACTCGCGTTTCCAAGCTCCTCTTTAATATGCGTAACAAAATAGTTGAGGCGGATAGGCACTCCGGGCCTCTCGATAAGGTCATAGCCCTCGAGGTAGTTGCCATAGACGAGCCTATTCCCCATCAAGGTCTGCGCCTGTGCTAAGCGCGGGACGTTGTCATACAGCCTTAGTATCTCACTCTCAGGAAGGATGGTGAAAATCTTGCTGTTGTCAAACTCGTAAGTGAATGTAGAGTCGTCGGGAATACCGTCTTGCTGCTTATCAAACCGCTCTATAACGCGGACGATGCTATCGTCCATCTCCTTAAATAAGAGGTCGAATCCCTTGACTAGATTGCCGCCTGTGTTTATGGTCACCAGAGCGTTGTTAGTCTGGTTCTCCATGCCCTCGTTAGTAAGGCTTTCGGCAGAGAAAAAGAAAGAGCCAGCAGTAAATGCCGGACCGGTAAACTGTGAGGTAGCCGAGTACTCACCCTCCTCATATCGGTACCTATACGCGAAGCAGATGATGCGCTCCTCCATATAGTTGTTCTGGGAGTTGTCTACCTCAATGAGCGCCAAAGAAGGCGAAGCAAGAGGAATACCCTTAAGAACCATAACCCTGTCTCCAAGCTCGTTGTCGTCGATGTTAGCTACGGGCTGAGGGTACGAGCGTGTAACGTTAATTCGTCGTGGCGGATTGGCGTCGTCGGTAAAGAACAGCAGCCCATCAACCAAGTTGATGCCAGTTATCAGATACTGTGGGTTGAAGTTCAGCGTGGTATCATCTCCGCCACCGTCGTCGATGCTGACGATATGATACACGAGGTCTTCGGAGCGCGTGTTAAAGGAAACAATAAGGTCAAGCTTGCCTGTCGCTCCTTCAGTAAAGGATGGGTCATGAACGAACCAGTACAGCGTCTCATTAGCGTCGTCGCTATACGCCCCTATGCAGGTGGCGTTATCGCTTAAGACCGTTCCCGTAGGTGGGTACACCAGCGTGGTAAGTTGGGTATTGCCCTTGGTATTTTCTACCGCCCCTATCTCCGAGTCCTCAGTGGAACCCATGCGGATATTCTCAGCGTTGATATACTCTCCTTGGGGAACAAGACGCTCGTCGACGCTCTTGTTCATACGCCCCTTGATGAAGTTCCTTACCAGATTTGACATTACTTAATCCACTTATCGCGACCACGCATATTCATCAGCAACCGACCCGGATGGATATTGCTTACACGAATCTTCGCGTTGCGCAACAAAGCACTCTTTTTCTTTAAGGCCCTCCTAATTACGTACTCCTGTACGCCCAGCTTAGCGTCAAGGATAGCATATTGAATGTACGCATACACGTAGTCCTCAAACATCTTGTTTACGCTAATCTCAGAGTTGTCTCCCGACTCCATGCCATCGCTGACATACTCAAGGATACAAAGCTCATTAGCCATGCCGCTGCTGAAATTGATGACGCCACCCTTCTTGTTGATGCTGAACGTAGGGTTGGCGTTAGCCGTCTCGGTATTGAGGCCATACCGCGCTCCGATAGCCCAGTCGAAATACCAACATCCCTCGTAGTAGTACCCCTCCTCTCCGTTTAAGGGGCTGTTCTCGTTGAGGTATATGCTGCGGTTGGTTCCGGCAATGCGGTTGACATCTAGGGTCGAGTCTTGGGGCCTTAGAATCTGTCCGTTCTCGTCGAAAAGGATACGGCAGTTGTTATCCTGTAGGTACGCAGAGCTCCAGTTCGTCTGGATGTTCTCTGTTAACGGTCGAAGAACTCCGTCCTTATACAGGGAGATACGTACCCAATTGACATAGTCTTGGGGGAGCACAAAGCGAAGTGTATCACACACGTCAAGCTCGAGAACCTTAATCTCCTTGAGCGCGTCGTAATTCAACTCCTGTATAGCACGCTTGGCATGAAACAAGACCTTGTACCGCTCCTCGTTGTTGACCGAAGAGTGGTTGCCACTATACATCAACAGGAAGTTGTTGACGATGTCCTCTAACGAGACGTACTGGTAGCTGCCCCAATTGGCATTCTCGGGTGCGTTACCGTCGTTCTCGTAGTACTGATAGTCTGTGATGTACGCCATTACTGTTTGCTTTGTGCCTCTTCGTTTTTGGCAAACCCATACACATCAGCCTCGCGGATACTAATACCTGCCATCTGCAAGATGCGATACACCAATTTAGGCTCGTCGTCAATCGGTAGCTCAAAGTCTTGGTAGTCTCCAGTTTGAGTAAACACCGGCTCACCGTTGCCAAGGATTGTATATGTCCACTTAGGGTCAAAGGGGTATCGGATATACTGGGCCTGAACATCTCCCGCCGCATCAAACGTGTTTGGAAATACAGTAAGGGTATTGCCCTGAACCACATACGCTGGATACTGAGCGGACGGCGCAGTTAAGTTTGAGTTGTTGAGCATTGTGATGCGGCTGTGACTAACGGCAGAAGCTTCAGCAGAATACACGCCATTGTTCAAACAAAGCACCTTGTTTAGTAGGTAGTAGTCGTCACCCGTAGTTGCAAGGGATGGCACACTAAACGTATTAGAAATGGGGCCACCCTGTTGAGTAAGGACATTGGTGACAGAGAAGATGTCGATAGACTCCTGAATGCTTTTGTTCATATCGACGTAGTCCGTGCCCGACATACGGGCGTTCTCTGCGTTGATAGTGTTGTTGAGGTCGGTAAAGTATCCCTCAAAAATCTCTAGCTGCGCCTGCTTAGCAAACAGGTTGAAGTCGGAGGGAGAGACGTAACCGTAGTTGTTCTTGTTCAGAATCGACAAGACCGTATTACGCACGGAGTTAATCATTCCCTAAAGATAGCGCCAAACGAAAAAGCCACCCGAAGGTGGCTTTCTCTGGTAGTAAGTGATACCGATTATTAATTGAATAAGAGGTCCCAGCCATATGAATCTTCAATCATGGCATTTGCAGTAGGCCACGGAGCGCGGAGCACCTCCGAAACAGCATTCATAATAGCCGCCTCAAACTTAGGCTGAAGCGCAATCACGTCTTCGGCACTATTCAGCACTTCGGTAAGTGGGTATAAGGAATACTGGTCACCGTTGCCCATAGCAATATCTGCGTAAAACTCGCCATCGCTTGTTTCGAAGGACCGATAAAATTGAATGCCGCTAATGTAGTTTACCGGGATTGCCGAAATATCGCCTTGCTTGTATACCAATATATCGTTGTTTGTTTGCATAGGCTTATCTACCGTCATTTCTGCATAGCCCGCATCAACATCGATAGTGATATCTAAAATGGTAGCCACAGCAAGGTTTGCTACGGTTTTGTTCTGCTGTCCTACAGACTGAATCCTGTCACCAACCTTATATGTAGACCACCATTCTTTTGCGGTAGCCAAATCTGTGGTCGAGACGTAGAAGGCTACGGCAGGAAGAACAATACTAAACCTCTTTAGCTCAGTAGTTCCTCCGATAACAGTAGTAGAAAAAGCACCGCTGAGGGTGAGCTGAGTCTCGCTATCTACACTCACGACTTCAGCCCAACTAGAAGAATTCTCCGGGTTGAATACAATGTATCCGGGTTGAACGTTTGAAGTAATGAAGGTAGAGGCGTTTGACACTAACTCAAAGGTGCTGGTATCAAATGAGTTCCACGTTGCAACACTCACAAACATGTTGTTCTCTACGTTTGCTAGTTGCCGAGAACGGGGGATTGAAATCGTCTTCATCAGAATGGGGAACAATAAGTTTGCTGAGATACCGCTGCTAAGCTCTGAGGGTATTCAGGTTTAATAACGACCTGCTCGGGAGAAGAGGTAAGGACGTTACTGACGTTCCTATTCAAAAACTTAGTGAATCCGTAATCAGAATCAGCTAACACGTCGCCCTCTCCGCCTGTTGGATAAAACTCAAGGTAGGCGCCAGTAAAAGAGCCTGAGGGAGAAGTCCCCATATAAAGATGCCTATACATAGATATATATTCGGCATCCTCGCTATCCTGATAAATCTCCATGACGTTACTGAAGTTCACGTATGTGCGATAGTTGTCAAAGGAAGTGTCAGAAGGGTCGTAACCTTCATAAGAGACGAAAGGGCCTAAAAACTTAGCACTCATGATTGCGTTGTAAGGTTTGTGATTTTGAAAATCGGGCTAGGCTCCACCACTTGAATAGGTCCTGAAACGCTATTGAAAGAAAGCAGCGCATTGGAGATATAGGCCGAAAGCTCATTCACACTGGCGGCTCCTCCACCAACACGAAGCTCACCGGCTACATTCCATGCTAATTGACTCGCAAAGGTGCCATAGAAACCAGAGACTTGAAAGGCTCCGGTACTCAGAGCGGGTAGAATACTGTCGGTATTAACCAACTTCTGATACGGGGTTCCGTCAGAAGGTTCGACGGTGAAAGAAATTAACCTATCCATAAATCAAATGTACTATTCTGAAATTAAAACATCGAGGGCCCGAAGGTGGTCGAGTCCTTCGTCACTAAGTAGATAGGACGTAGCCAAAGCCACAGGGTCTTCACCGAAAGGAATAGTCACGAGTTTCTTTTTATTCGTAGGCCCGTTGAACCAAATCTCCGTCTTGTTGCGGCGGAAAGAAAGCAGGTTGTCGTCGAAGAATCTCTGAATCTTAGACTGCAACTTCAGGTCGGGGTCGTTGACCACACGAAGGAATGTCTCTGGGTCTCGGCGCACATAGATGAGCATATCGCGACGCAATTCCGACGTGGTGATACGAGATGGGTCGATGCCAAGGAGGATGCGAGAGACGTGCTCAAGGGCTTCGATGTTCATGTTTTTGCACTCGACCAAGGCGTCTACCTCAAGGTTAAGCTGCTCAACCTCAGCGCCAGCGTCGCGCTCTTCGTTGACCTCTTCATACTTAACACCATTCATAGGATGGTAATGAAGGAACTCCTGCAATACAGGGTTAGTCTTTGGTACGCTTAAAAATCCGTCTTCGAATACAATGGGTTCAACAACGGCATTTCCGTCCTGCTCATCTTCGAATGGAGTTTTTTGATTCCGGGCGTAACGCAAGGGGCGGTTCTCTCCGCGCTCTTCGTCCCAATAAAGAAGTGGGTTACGTGAATTTCCACGACCGGGAATCATAAATGCGATAGGGGTATTCTTCCGCTTCAGTCGGTATACTTTGTTTTTCATAATAATTTATTTGAGGGTGGATAGCGGGGGCGCCCATTGCGCCCCCAATACCCGGTTAGAATTAGTCTTGGAACAAGAAGAAGTTGTTCGCTCCCATAGTGCAGACTGCGCGCTCAGAGAGGTAGTTGACTTCCATCGCGTCGAGGTCGCTGGTAGCAGCACCTCCGGCAGAACCTGTAATCCAAGTCTTATACCGGCGGTCCTCAGTTTCAGAGGCGCGGTAGCGGACGTGGAGGAACGGACGCTTGGCGTTCTTACCCAACACTTGGTCGTAGACCGTAGTGCTTCCAGCAGGAACCATCATGCCGTTGATGCCGCCAGAAGCGAGACCACCACGCATAGTTGGGTCATTCAAGTACTTCCAGTCAGACTTGTAGAAGTCGTAACCACGGCGGAAGCCCGTGAAGCCAAGGTTGAGAGCCATCTGCTCGTCGTTGTCGAACAAGCCGTAGCTCGTACCACCAGCACCGTAGCTGTTTTGAGCAGCCAACATATCGTCGATGGCGAACCCGAAGTCACGGTTAACGAAGATGACGTTCTCCTCGATAGCACCCTGCTTATCCAAGCGAGAGATGATTGCATCGAAGTCAGCCAAAGCAGCGGGGATACCGCCAGACCAGACGTTGCCGCGAGTCTCGATGGTATAGAAGATACCGTCGGTGCCCTTGAAGCCAGCAGTCGCCGCACCTGAGCCGGCACCACCTACGTCAGCAGGAATAGCCTCCAGCATAGTAGTCTCGAGATAATCGTCGAAGCGGAGACGGGTCTCGTGCTCGGACTTCATGTACCAGAGGTATCCGTTAGCACCGTTCTCGGTGGTCACTTCAATCCATCCAATCTGAGCCATGTCAGAACCGTTGACCGCATACTTGTCCTTCATGATGACTGGACTGCACTCAAAGATTTCGTCCTCAGCTTCGAGGGAACCGTCCATTCCGTTCGTGCCCTTTGAGAACTCAGAACCGTAGATGAAGATGGTAAGGTTAGTGTCCGCAAAAGCACCCGCAGCACCAACGTATCCAGTAGCGTCATAGAAAGCCACAGTAATCCGATTGTTTGCAAGGTCGACGTCGGTGACAATAGCCTTGTTACTTCCGGTACCGTTGTTCTGGTCAATCATAACCGTCTGTCCAACGCGGATAGCGATGTTGTTCGCCGTATGGCCTCCAACAAATCCGTTAGCGTTCAAGATGTCATTGACCTGAATAATAGCGGTGGGAGCTGCCGAAGCCGCAGTAGTTCCACAGCTAACATACTTGGTGTGGAGGCGACCCTGCTCAGCCCACTTAATGAGGTCTGAATTGGATGGCAACTCCGCGCCCACCATACGGAGGAACGATGCTACTGTGCGATTACCATAACGCTCGAACTCCTTCTCGTAAGTATCAGGGAGATACTGGTTGAGGAAGTCGAAATTGGTGATGTAATTCGTCGAGAGCGGAATCTGGTCTGCGCTCGGCTGGAGTTGAAACCCCGGGGTTACTTGTACTGAACCTGCCATGTTTTCTTAAGATTTGTTTCTTGTACTACGAATTTTCAAGCCGTTACCCGAACTGGGCGTTACGGCTCGAACTTTGAATTCCCCCTTTGATACGGCTTGCGGGGCGCTGCGTTCAGACATATTGATGTTTTTCGTCTTGCGCATGACTCCATCTACCGCTTCAGCTTTTCCCTGCTCAAAAAAGAATCGGGCAAACTTCTCGGGGTTCATCGCAACAGCCAAAGACTTGTGATATTCCTTGGCGTTCTTGACCAAGCCCTTGTCATCCAGATACTTGCTTAACCAAGCCTCTGGAGTCTTCTGTAGCTTTTTCAATTCACCACGGTCACTAGGGGTATACACATAGGACTTGTCGTCGAGGTTGAACTCAAAACCCTTGAACTGTTCACTGAACACCTCGTTTGTTTTCTCGTCAAACCACTCCCTCCTACGCGCCTGCTCCTCGTTGTACGTCTTTGCCTGCTCAACATATTGCTTATAGCTTTGGTATTCTTCGGAGTCTTCCAGAGAACCAGCACCCCTTGACTCAAGAGGGGCTTGGTACTTCTCCTTCTGCTCTTCGAAGAACTTCCGAGCTTTAGCAACAGCTTTCTTCTTGGCTAATTTAGCCTTTTTAATTTCAACCTCTTCATCGAGGTCTTCATCAAACTTATAGTCCTCCATAAGTACCTCTACGTCGTCAGCGTCGAGGACGTCTTCGGTGGCCATAAAGTATTCTTTTAGGAGTGAGTCATCGTCGGAATCTTCGAGATTGCGATTGACTTTCATAAAGTCCTCAAGGCCGCGACCAGTATCCTGCTTGTACTTGTAGTATGCAGCTACGTCCTCAGGCAAGTCAGGTGTCGTCTCGCGCACCTCAGCCAGCTCATCCAAAGAGTTAATCTCCCGGCCATAGCGGTTGCTCAAGAAAGACCTTACGTCATCTTCTGACAGCGTTGGCGCCTCAGGCTCAGGTGCGGTCTCACCGCTTACCTCCGCCTCATGCTTATCGAGCAGCTCCTGTTCAACCTGCTGCGTAGATTTTGCTTCGACCTCACCGAGGTCACGTACTTTAATTTCCATTTATATATATTTTATCGTGGACTAAATTCTGCCAAGTCGAACCCATCGAGGCTGTCCTCGTTAGATTCAAACTTCATGGGTGGTAAGTTATTCTTCCGTTGGTCAATAAGCTTGCTTTGCTCAGAGTTTTGCTGACTGATACGGTCTGCCTTTGCTTTTTCGCGTTCGTCTTCCCGTTGCTGTAAACCCTTCTCTTGCATGCCGTTAAGCTGCATATTGTACTGAAACTCAAGGTCCATGAGCTGCGCCTTAGCCCGTGCCTCGGCCTGCATCTTCTCAATATCGAAAGCAATCTCCGCCTGCTTGACCTGCATCTTGCTCTGGGCCTCAGCCTGAATCTTTTGCATAGCCGATTGCGCTGCTATCTGCTGGGATTCCATGTTGGCTTGCGCCTGCATCTGCTGCTGCTGAAGCTGGAACTGGCGCTCCTCCTCCTGCTTGGCGACGCGCTTAATCTTAAGCAATTGATTGGCGAGCTTCAGGTTTTTAATCTCTCGGATGTCGATGGCGTCCTCAAGGTCGATACCGCCCTTGCTCAAGGCCATTTGGATATTAGCCTCAAGCTGCTGCCGCTCCTCTTCGTCGGGGGTGACCTCAATGAAAATGCCAAAGTCGTACAGGTATAGCTCGCTAATCTCCTCGAGGATACTGACGTTGTACTTACCAATCTGGTTTACAAACTCCTCCTTGAAATCAGCATACTCTAGTACGTCACTGATACGGTACGTGAGGGCCTCGGCCAGAGACCGGAACATAAAAAGGCTGCCGTCAAGGACGTGGCGCGTAGCCGTGTTGCTGTTGGCGGCGGCCAGCTTTTGCAAGCCCACCAAAGAGTGTGGGTCTGGGGTACTACCGTCGCGGGCCTCGTTCAAGCCCGTTACGTCACGAATCATCTGCAAGTAGTGATTCATATTGCCAATCAGCATCTGCGTCTTAGCCGCACCGCTGTTGCTGTTGAGCTCCTGAATAGGAACCTTACCTTGGTTGTAGTCCCCATCTTGGGTGTACGACCTTCCCACAACGCTACCGGTTTGGAAGTACAGCCGGAGTGCGTCTTCAGGGCTGTAAGCATTGCCCGTACCTAGGTCGACCTCGTTGAGTCCGTCGGCATCGATATACACGCCGTCAGGAACGGTACGCGAGATGACCTGCTGGAGCTTGAGGTGGGTAATCTGAATGAGGTCGGCGAAAGGAATCATACGCCGCGTAAGCGACTCGATAACACCCTTGTACATACGCGGTGCTGTAGCCACATAGTTGGGCAGAGCGTGCTGACTGGCAGACTTGGGACGCACCATGTTGTAAGCTTCCTCCCACTTGAGCAAGATGTTGGTGCCCATGACCATGATGCCGTCATACCATACGTCGATGGTCTTCTCGACCTTCTCGTACTTACCCTCCTCCATCATCTCTTCGGGAGGATTGAACTGGTCGTCCTTCTCAATTACGCGGGCTCCGTCGCCCTCAAGAATCTTCTTCTTATAGACAATCTTCTTGGTCGTCTTGTAGTTGAAGTACATCAACGTAGCTGTGTCGCGATAGAAGATATCGTTTTCGTAGAACTGAGCCACGTTGTAGTAGTCGTACCAGCTCTGGCTGTACTTACTAATCTCCTCCAAGTCCTCGTTGGTGAGGTTGGGGTCAATCTTTATGAGCTCCGTGATAGGGAGCGTCTTAATTTCTCCCCAGTAGAAGCAGTCCTTGAAATATGGGTCTTCAGTGTAGCTGTATACCACATTGGCGGGGTCGACATACGAGACCTGAACGCCGGCTCCGGGCAAGAACTCGTGCTTAGATACCCCGATGCCCAATACGGTAAGGTCGTAATCTAAACGCTTGCGCAAGTCGGTATAGTGGTTCTCTTCAAGGATGGTGTTGATGGCCTCCTCCTCGGCAATCTCAATAGCAGGCTTGTAGTTAAGCTGCATATAGACCTTAAGTTCCTCGTCGCTGTTAGGCAACTCGTCGGGGTCCATCATAAACGGATTGACCTCAGAGTTCTGTTGTATAATCTCCAGAACCGGCTTGGCTACCATCTGCCCCTCGACCATGTCTTGGTACTTGCTGCGCTTAGACTGGGACAGCGCGTCTTGGGCGTATGCCTTGACTTTAAAGACCCTCTCGGACATGCCGTTGACGACGATGTCTACGAACTTAGGAAGGATAGGGACCGGCGTCCAATCCAGATTCAAATACGAGAGGTCGCCGTCGACAGCAAGCTCGTTCTTGTACTTGGCGATACTCTGCTCACCACGAGCATACAGACGCAAGCGGTTAAACTCTCGCCATTGGTCATAAAACCGGCACTGGTTGCCATCTTTTTTAAACCACTCGTATTGAATGGCTTGACCAATCATTAGGCCATACTCATCCGAGGCTTTCTCTTTGTCAGAAACGAACTGACTCGGAAACCCTGCGGAAGAAATGTTGATTTTGACATCCTTCATTTATCTGTTGAGTTCGCTCCTGAAACCCTTATTGGTATACCTAGGCAAGGTAATGCTTATTGAACTCTTCTTCTGTTGAGGCGTATACAGGTCCTTTTGGTTCGCCATAACAGCGAGACCGCTGCTAATAGTAGCGTCAAAAGCAGTCCTGTTGCTGATATCAAAGCGGGCCCAGTCCTCGAGGGTACGAACGAAAGGCATCTCACCCATCTCACCGTTCTCACGGAAGGTTCCATCCATGTCTATGCCTACGTGCTTCTCTATGTAACTCTCGATAGCTGCGGCATGGGCCTGCTTAACATCCTCAGAACTGTTGGGGATACCGCCGAGCTCCCGCTCGGTCTTAGAGAGCTTGTTAAGATGCTTGTCGGGGCGATTCATACAGAAGCCACGGTACCCCCGGTTCTTAAAGTGGTACAATAGCCTTGGCTTATTATTCTCAATAAGGATAGGCATCCCATAAAACACGCATGCCATGAGCACCTCCTCGAAAAATATCTCTGCCGTCTGTGGTCTGGCGACATACTCCAAAAAGAACTGGTTGGTGGGAGCGTCATCCATGTGAAACTTGGTCATTCCATGGAGAGCACCGTTAGAACCGCCGCCACCCACAGTACCACTAATGTCGTAGGAGTCACATCCAAAAGAACCAAGGTGCTCATTGGCAGGGAATTTCACACCACGCTTGTCTATCCATCGGTTCTGTAATCCCGTCTTAGGGAACCAAGAGATATTGAAACGACCGCGCTTGTCGGGACGGAATATTACTTTGCTGTCTTTGATTCCGTTCTCCCAACTGAAAGACCCCCGCGTGAGGTAGTGCTCCTTGACTAGGCTGTCGGCATAGTCTATCTGCTGGTAGATTTTAGTGAGGTTAAAAAGGCTCTGCTTGCTCTCGTCACGGAAGGCATGGGACTCCGTGCGTGGGAACTGACGGTAGAATTCGTTGAGCGCATCGGGGTCGCTCTTTAAGCTCTCGACCTCCGCCTGCCAATAGTCTACAGCACCCCCGCGAATCATCTCACCATCGACGCCCTTTACAGGCTTCTCTTGAGCATGGAAGACGGGGTGCCCGTACTGGTCTATGAAACCCTCCATGTTGTATTCCATAGGTATGAATAGGGAATACATACCGCTCTTGGTCTGCCCATTGGCATTACGCATAGCGGGGTCAGAGTCCTCGTACAGCTTCTTGAAGTTGGAACCTCCCTTAGCCAATGCGTTCGAGGTGGAACCCATCAAGCACTTTCCAATAATCTTACTTCCCAAACGCAAGCACGTCTTGGTGACGCGCCAGTTGTTGAGGATGTTGTTGGGCTTAATCCACTTCCCACTTTCGTCATGTACCAGCAGGAGAAGTTTCTCTCCGTCGTAGGAGTTATCGTCGGTGTTCTTCCAGTCTATAGTTGTGTCGAGGCCGAGAATCTCTTCCGCCTCGATATCGTACATATTCTTCTTCGTAATCTTAGACGCCGGAACACGGAAAGCCAGCTCCGTCTTAGGCTTATCCATACCGTCTTGTATAGGCTTGAAGAAAAACGGAAGTCGGTTAGCAATGGGCACCACCTTATCCGTGAACATCTTCTTTGCATCCGAACCTGTCTTCGAGAGTATCCCAACCCGTGAGTCTTTAGCCAGCGTACCCGTATTGACACACTCCGAAGAACCCATGAACGAGAACCCCGAACGGCGAATCTTAAGGTAAGCCATACCGAAGCTGCGGGAGTCGGCACGACACGCCTCCCAGAAGATAAAGAATATCCTATTCGCCTCACGGAAGTCAGGGTAGCCCACATCGATACTTGTCCACTGCAAATACATGTAGTGGGAACCAGTCATATAGGTAGGGACACCATTGTTAATGAACCAATGACCGTCCTCGCGGCGGTCGAATTCCGCTTCGATATAGTCCACCCAGTTCGCCTTAAAGGCGTTGTGCATATCGTTCCACTGGAAGATGTTCTGTATGCGGCTTAACGACTTAGGTAGCTCCTCGCGTACCCATCGGTTTTTCCCCTGTGGCAAGTCTTTGGGAGTGGGAGGAAGGGCGATACACAGCCCGTTGATATTGATGACCTCACCTATCCGCCCCGACTTAGAGATGACGACCATGTCGTACTTCTCGTTATAGCCGTAGTGCCACGTCTTAGCACGGTTCTTACTGGCAACGACCCCCTTGGATACGTGCCCCACCACAGTGGTGTATAGACTATCTAGACCTTCGCTCTGCAAAACCCACTTTACTATCAGTCCTGTTTGGAGTCTCCGCTAAAGCCTCTTCCTCGGAATCGATGCGACTCAAAATCTCTAGCGCGTCGAAGATGGCGAGCTTCTTGGTAGCCGCCGCATTCTTTAGCCTGTCCGCTGCGAGGTCGTCGTCTTCGCCCGGCTTAAGGATATCCTCTTGAGCCACCTTGATGAGCTCTTCAACAGCGATGCGCCCCGCAGCGATGATGCGCTCCTTTAGCTTCTTTGAATCTTGCATGTTATCTGGTGGTCAAACATCCTATACAACTTCTCTCCGTCAACTTGAAACTCGTACTCGCTCTCCGGACGAAACGTAACCTCATCGCCAGCCTCTACGCCCTGAGACAAAAGATAGTCATTAGGATATCTCATAACACCCATCAATGGCTCCTCCGTAAGAGGCTTGAATATCGTTGAGTCTTTAGGGGGTATCGGTTCAACAAAGCAATACCTCCCTTGGGTTTGCCACGCGCTCGTTGACGAGCGGAACATGTAGAACTGGTCGAAATCGACAAGGAAGAGGTCGTCCTTCAAAAAGCTGCGCCCGCTTTGGCGCCTGCCCTGCATGTCATTGTAGTACTTGAAGACGTTGTGATGGACCAGTAGGGTATCCCCAACAGATATAGGTCCGTCATACCCCACCGGTAGGGCCACAACCACGCCCTCACGGTTAGCGAAGCGGTGGTCTTCCTCGCTCGTACTTACGATGAGGTCGCCCTTAGTGTTGTTGTATCTCTTTCCCTTGACTATAAACTGATTGACGGCTCTCAAAAGTTGATATTGTATTCTATTGAAATGGGCATGGTTCCATTGAACTCTTTCCATAGGATGACCACCTCTCCCTTCTCAATGTATATGACGATACTGCCCGTATCCTCATTGTATTTAATTAAGTGTACGAAGTGGGAGTTGCCTAGTACAGCTTGTCCCACCACGTAGCACATTGAGTCCTTGTAGTCAGGACCGATGCAAACCTTGCGGATGTCTCTCACAGCGTTACAATGCGGTACATTACCTGCATATAGCAGTTGCTGTTCCCGTTTGTTGTAGCAGGAGGGTTGTCCGTATAGAGAGCAAGAGCCGTGTTCTCGGACAGCCTAGCGTTGTCTACGGTTTGCTGGTTGAGACAAAAGTATCCCGGTCCATTAGCATTAATAGACCCTGCGTTAATCGTAAACTGCCCCTCTTCAGAAACACCGGTGTAGGTGCCCAACTTAATTGGGTCAGGAAAGTCATACTGAACGCTATTGAACTGCAACCGCAGTGCCGCAGAAATAACCTGAATACTCCTCAACAACCCCGGAGCCGCAACAATCTGTACGGGGGTAGTGTCGAGGTTGAGCATTTGAGCTGGCGTCAATTCCACCTGAACTTTAAACACAAGGTCTTCCCAACTAGGGCTAATGCCTCCGTTAGATACCAGTGTTTGACCTTCAAATCCATTGCTTCCTCCTGTAGTAAAAGTTCCAGAAGATAAAATAATACCACCCGAAGACTGGATGATATTACCCGCAATCAGAGATGTGGACGTAATTGTGGGAGACGTTAGTGTAGTAGACGTAATGTCCCCAGTAAGGTTGATGTCCTCCGTGGCCGTATCGCCCGAAGACAATACCGCCTGAAGGTCGGGGATAGTACCAGCCCCTTGAGCCAAGTCAACAATACCCTGAACAGTAAACTGCTTAGTAGCATCATCGGATTCAGAATCGGTACCAATAACCGTGTCCGCCCCTACCGGAGTGCTCTTTAGCGGGTAGCTAGGTACACTACTAATCTTAGCCATCTTACTTCTTCTTACGGCGGTCGCCAGTAATAGCAGTAATAAGGATATCGAGATAACCAAATACGGCATTGTCAGCATCCGTAGGAGTTAAATTCACGACGACCTTGATGAGCGCCATGATGGCGATGGTAAGGGGAACCCAGTTCTCTGCAATGAAATCAATCATAGAACCAAGGTACACAATTCAGTACAACCAAGTGACGCTGCCCGCCTTGCTCGGGTCACAATCCACATGGATGAAATTATGCCCTATGCCAATGCGATTGAATCCGACGGCTAAGAGTCCCTTCAAGACAAGGAACCTACGGTTGGAACTGTCGGTGCGGATGTCCGCCGCCCAGCCCGTAAGGTGGCTGCTTCCCGGTACTCCCCCCGCCGCTTCATTTGCTTCTGGCGTCCGGAACCCAGAGTTGATAACATAGGGTACGCCGCTGTACTCACGAGCCAAATCCAGCTTCTCCAAGAAGATGGGCTCCATCTCATGACCCGAGCCGGTAAGGTCGGGACTGTCGAACTCGGAGTAGGTGAAGTACTTCATCTTTGACGGGCTACAAGAATTTTGAGTTCATCGACAGCATCGACGAGCTTTTCCAGCATACCCATAATCTGCAACTCTTGCTTCTCCAACATAGCGATACGGCCCTTCAGCTTTCCGACCTCGGTTTGCATCTTGAAGTAAATCCCGACAAGTGCCGCTGCGACAGTGAGGATTTCGAATAGGGTAATGGTGCTGGACATCTCGCCTCGTATACTGGACTCTCCCAGTAAATCCAATACTGGTCGTGTTCGTTCTCCTTGTAAATATACTTCAGCTCCATTTTACGCTACCCAAGTAATATTCGGGTTTCCAGTCCAGCCCAAACCACCGCTACCTGTCGCTAAAATTATATTGTCATACGCAGCTTTTCCTGCCGCTCCGTCATAACCATCTACAGCAACGGTGGCGCTTTCACTAAGTGTTTTTCCGTCAGTCAGATTCTGCCAATTAACCCCCACTCCTTGGTTTGGATTAGAATTCCAACCAATAATGCTGTTCGCGACATTTGCATTGCTAATTGATGTAGCAAAAAAAAGTATGGTTGCATTGGCGCTGTTTTTAAACTGCCATGGCCCAAGGCTTTGGTCAAAAGAGGTGGCGGTAAAAAACATAGCTCCAAGAGTATTAGCAGCACTCACATCCCAGCCACTGATGTCTTGGTTGAACGCGCTGGCGCCGAAAAACATAGAAGACATATCTGTAACGCCACCCACCTGCCATCCGCTAATGTCTTGGTTGAAGGAAGTAGCATCATAAAACATACTATTCATATTTGTAGCGCCACTTACGTCCCATCCGCTAATGTCTTGGTTGAAGGAAGTGCAGCCGCGCAGAAGGTCCCTAAAACTTGTTGTGACGGACAAAAACTCATCAGAAATAAAAGTGAGGTTTGTACACGACCCAAATGATGAACCTAAACCACTACTAGTTAGGGCCTCAGTATCTGTCACCTCAATTAACTGTGAGACACCGGTGTAAGGAGCAAACTGTGCTTGAAAGACAAACGACCCACCACTAACAGCTATAGTACATGTGTACTGACCAGTAGAGCTATATGTGTGTGACGGGTCAGCAGTATTAACTATTCTTTCCCAAGTTCCATCGCCCCAATCGATAATTCGGTTGTTGCCACTGGTACTTGGGAAGGTGACAGTATTCCCGCCTAAAGAGGTGTCAAGAAGAAGTTTTAACGTAGGTTGAGTAATGTTACCTGCTGAAGTCCAACCCTTTGCAACGAGGTTGTCGATTGCAACATCTGCATCAGGAAAAGACCCCTTGGGAAGAATCATTTGTTCAAACTGATTAGTGTCAGTCATAAACACGGCTGTATTTACATTTTCCCCTTGAGTGGGAAAATCAAAGCTTTCCCATAAGTCAGCGAACTTAGCTATCTCAGCCTGTGTATAGGTTCCAATTCCATACCTATTGTTAAACATATCTGACGCATCACACCCGTCAGCAAACTGCCATCCATTAATGTTGTTGAAGTCAAAGGCATCAGCATCATAAAACATAAACTGCGTCGAGGTTACCGTACTGACGTCCCACATCGTAAGGTCCTGATTAAACGACGTGCAAAGCCTAAACATATTCTGCGCATTGTCAGTTATCGACCACCCAGATACGTCTCCATTAAAAGATGTACAGCCGCTAAAGCATGACTCAAATCCGCCAAAACCAGCAGCGAAGTTGTCGTTCCAAAAAGAAAGGTCGGCGTTTAAGCTGTCACAACCAGCAAACAAAAACGCGCCTACAATATTTAACGGATAATCCGTTGCCTGAATAGACGACAGGTTACTGAAGTTTTGAAGCCTAGAAAGGAGAGTAAATGGACTTCCCCAACTCAGTATTGAAGTGACTTTTTCTATATGAGTAGTATTACCTCGCCCAAATTCGCCCGCCAAACTACCTGTAATGATAACGTCGTACTGACCAGAAGAAGAGTACGTATGAGTTAAAGAAGCGACAGAAGAATCGGTAATAGTTTCTACAACTCCATCTCCCCATTGAACAACAAAATCAGGAGTGACGGTAGAAGGAAGAGGAATAGAAAAATCATTTGAAGCGTCGCCAAGAGTAGTGTCTAGCCTGAACGAGAACTCAGAACAAAAGGGAACTCCGTCTACATTCTCTACGTCTGCGGCCAATCGCGCGTTAATAGAGTCGGCGTTAGCTAGTGTCTTTCCAGATATTTTTTTTATACAACTCATGCTACCCAAGTGATTGAGTTGGTAAGGTCCCAGCTATAGGTAGCAATGAGATTGTCGTACGCAGTCTTCGCGTTCGGATAGGTAGACTCACTTAAAGTCCTTGTTACCATATTAAACATATTGACCCCCGTGCCTTGACCAACGCTATCCCAGCCCTCTAGACACAACGCTAAATTCGCATCGCTAATGCCGGAACCTTTAAAGAAGTTATTAGCATCCGCGTTATTCTTAAACTGCCACGCTCCTAGATTTTGGTCAAACGCAGAAGCATTAGAAAACATGCTGCCCATAGTCGTCACACTACTGACATCCCAACCACTGATGTCCTGATTGAACACGCTGGTGCCGCGAAACATAACGTTCATATTCTCCACAAGACCAACGTCCCAACCGCTGATGTCTTGGTCAAACGCAGAAGCTCCGTCAAACATCCCAAACATAGTCGTCACACCACTGACAACCCAGCTGTTAAGGGGCTGGTTAAACGCAGAAGCTCCGTTAAACGCTAGAGAAAGAATCGTGACCGAGGAGGTGTCTAAATCATTAAGACCGGGCCTATTAAATAAAGGCGCCGCTTGAAAGACTCCCCCAAGAGAAGAAAACGCATCCAAAGACGCGTAGCCCGACATGCTTGTTGGCCCAACAAAAGAGGAACAATCCCTAAAAGTATCGTTCTGAAAAAATTCAATCCCCGTTAGGTCTAAATAACCATTGAGAGGGATTGTAACAAGAGAAGTCCACCTCCTAAATCCTACACGTCCACAGTCTCCAAAAGCAAGGACCTCTGTGATTTGTGTGTCCGGAGTGTCAAAGTTAGACAAACCAACCGTACGGGTTTGAGAACCTGTGAAAGGGGTCAGCGTTACATCGTATGTCCCGGCAGTAGCGTACGTATGAGGAGGAACGCCGGCTGTGCTAACCGATTCAGTAGGGCTCCCATCTCCCCAATCAATAACTCCAGTGCCGGAATTCATTCTAACTGTAGGGTCCCACTCGTCTCCATCATTGGCAATTGTCAACCGAAGAATTAATGGTGAACCTAAAAGTTGAACACCACTAATCCCCGCGATACTCGATACCGAAGACACACCTTCAATGTCAGTGACATCTACATTAGAAAACTTCTTGAGCCCCGGCATTACGCAATCTCAATCCAGTCTGGACTCGGATTAAAATAAGTCTTGTATACACTGCCATCCTGCCCTAGGTAGGTGCCAATAACACGCACGACTTCACCTTGGGTGAGGCCGCTGATGTCATTAATAATACTGCCACCGGCACCGAGATACAGTACATCGCCAGCAGTAAAAGGAGCGGCGACAGTCAAACAAAATATCCCGCTCTGTAAGAGGCCCGCGCTACCCAGTCCAATTCCCAATAGCCCCTTAGCGGAGGAAGGTGCCGCATTACTAGCTGCGCTCCATGTAGTGCCATTATACTGATAAACACCAACCGCTAATGAGCCAGTAAGACCAAAGGTGAATACGGTTCCTTCGTGGTCTTGGTCACTCGCGTATGCGGTGTCACGAACGACAAAAGAAAGGTCAATGCCCTCAGTGCTTCCGCCAGTGGAACTAATCTGAATTTCTCCAGTGCCAGTAACGACATCAACCTCAATGCCGTCACCGGCAGTGAGATTAATAGAGCCGGTCTCACCGTCAATGTCTGTAACGCCGCCGGAGGCGCCAGTAACAGTAATAGTGCTGCTGCCATCGTCAGTAATCGTAATACCGCCGGCACCGACAAGAGTAAGGTTGCCGTCTAGGTTGTTCAGGTTCTGTACACCAGAACCGCCGGCAGAACCAACGCCCAACCAGTTAGAGGCGTTTTGCCAAGCCGTGTCGTCAACAGTAGAGGCCGTATACTGATACAGCTCGTCACTGCCCTTAATGACAGCCAAGGCACCGGGGATACGAACCGTAATGTTTAGCGCATCACGCTCTGCCGTAGTCTCAAAGATATTGATTCCACGAACTTGATTCCCCGAAGCGTCCAGAGTAGGAGCGTTAGGGTTCGGGTTGATGAGTAGGTCGGGAAATTCAGCCATTAGATGAAATGTAGAAGTTGGTGCCTGTAGAGAAAGGACCAGTAAAGGGTGAACGGAGCAAGCGAACGGTTACACTCACACCAAAGTCGTTAGTGATGGTCTCAGTGCCGAAGTCGTCAAAGTTGACGATAGGACCTGTAGGGCCGCCCTGACGAAGCTCAGGAGCACCAAGGGAATCGTCATAGAGAATCCAAGCGTAGTTGCTTACGTCAGCCATGGTAGCTACAGTAGAGAACGTCTCAGCAAACTCGCCAGCGAAAAGACGGAAGTAGCCGTCCGTAGCCGAGGCGTAAGAATTGTACAAAGCCTGACCGGGAGTAGCGCCAGAACCATCCAAAGAGCTTGCGATAAACATCATGGGAGGACGCATAGAAACCGTCTGGTCAGCACTGATGTTGGCATAGATGTCACCATCGTTGTCGCTCTGCGTATCCGAAACCTGCGTCGTATACGTAAAGTCAGTAGTAGGACTAGCAGGGGCATCTCCGGGAACAGCTAAAGTCTCGCTGGCAGGGTCACCAATAACAGTGGCTGAAGCAAGCTCAGTAGCACCGCGATACACGCGAACCTCCGTCATAGGAACGTAGGTAGACATCTTCGTGGCTACACCTTCGATACTACTAGCGTCATTACCCCACTCTCGGATAAGTCCAGTCTCGTCGGGAGAGCGACCGTCGTTGTCGGCTTCAACACTTGTCGTGACAGCAGGAACCATATACGCTTGCTGGGTAGCAATAGCTACGTCCTGAAGGAGCTGATTGCCCTCAGCATCAAAGATGTTCAGATAGTAGTAAACGTAGTTGATGACAAACTCCGGGAACGTAGGCAGCGTCTCATCCAAGAAAGTTCCGCTGCCGGGAGCAATGCCCGTCTGCAACTCTTCGATAGCCCCACCGTTGACGCGGCGAACCAAAGTCGCGTTGTCTCCACCGGTATACTGCCACTGAACATTGATGTCGATGTTAGTGAGGTTGTATTGCCAAGCAGGGATAGGAGTGGCACTGAAAGTCGCGCTCTGCATAATGAGAACGTCGCGGATGAAATCGACAACCGTTACACCACTATCACCAACAGGGTAGGTTCCGTTGCCAGAAAGGCGACCGAACGTATGTCCGTTAGTAAGGTTGTACAGGATATCGGTCTCAAAAATTCCGCCGCCGCCGCCGCCGCCAAACTCCTCAATGGTGTAGACGTCACGGTTGGCATTGCGGCTCGCGGACCCCTTGTTCTCTGTTTCGACGTCGGGAGCGACGCCGTGAAATTTTGTTCCGGGAGGTATAGGCATGTCTTATTCTTCTGGTGCGTTAGGGTCGGGCCACCCTTCAGCTACGTCCTCAGCTTCAGTAAGCTGAATAGAGCTGGGGGGGATGAGGTTTTCGAAAGGTACGTATCCTCCTTTATTCGCTTCGTCAGTGACGTTCGGCAAAATAGCAAGGAACTCAGTAAGGTCGACCACAGGCTCAACTGGGAGATATACTTTGCTCATGAGACCCAATTGATACTGTCTCCAAAGTCCCAGTTGGAGTTAGCAATGAGATTGTCGTAGGCCGTCTTAGCAGCAGGGTATACCGTCTCGTCTAAGTCTCGTATAGCACCCCCGCCACGAGGGTCGCTACCAAAAGGTCGTCCGGCAGCATCAACATTAATCCCTTGGTTTGCATTCGCTTCCCATTGAACCAAGCAAGACGCAAGGTCCGCGTCGCTAAGATTTGGGAAAGAACTAGCGCCAAAATCAGCGCCGTCACCAAACTTCCACTGACCGAAAGTGTCGCTCATAACAGATTCCGGTACCCCCGCAAACATGTCGTTGAACAAGGTTACCCCGTCAACTTTCCATAAGCCGATGTTAGAAGGCAATCCTGTAGCGCCACTAAAACATCCGATTAAACTCGATGAGATTTCAGCAGGAAGGGTAGAGATATCAGAGAAGTCTCGGTCTTCGTAATTGATGAACTCAGAACCCCCTACTATAAGATTATCGATACGTAAGACCTTGTTTATCCCAAATGAGCCACCTCTAGACCAATCTATTTCGACCTTAGCGCCAACAGATAAGCTGACATCAGTAGGGTTCGGGTCGGTAACGTTTACAGCAATCGTATCAGCGGAGCTGTTAATCACGTAAGTGTCGTCGCCGATATAAACCTCAAAGGGGAAAGTGCTCAGTGAAGTAAATACAAACCTTGTAGTCTTAGGAATACGGTCCTCAGGGCGAAGCTTATACTGAAAAATAGGGGCCGTGCGAGAAGTGCCGCCACCGCCACCAGTGCCAGTGCCAGTGCCAGTGCCGCCGTTTACTGAATCACCAATGGCAATAAACATATTACCAAAGGGCTATGATTCCGGCAGGAGGAGCAGGGGTAGCAAAGACGCGCAAAACCTGAACGGGAATGAAAGCGCCAGCAGCAACACCAGTAAATGTCACCTCGTCGTTGCCCGCCGTCAAAACCTTGATGTCTCCGCCAGCACCGCTGTACAAGACGCACCCCGTATTGGCGTCAGAGTAAATGACGTAAGCCTGACTGGAAGCAATAGTGCCAGTAATAGAAAGGGTATTGGCGTCAACTACGCCGATTACCTTATGAGCTGTAGTAGGCGTGTAAATGATACTTCCAGCAAGACCATTGATGTTTCCCGCCGTAAAGTCTTGGGCTGAGTCGACAAGCTGGTTAGTGCCCGTTCCATCAGTAGTGCCACTAAGTGTGGCGCCCGCAACGTTAGGGATGTTGATGGTGTCGCTGGCGATGACCTCAAGGGCCCGCTCGACTTGTAACTTCTGATATGCCATTATTCGTATGGGAACATTCGGTTTAATGTGTCACGACGCTTGTTGCACCCGCAATCCTTACCCGTTGCCTTGGCCACAGTATCAACCACCTTCTTAATGCCGGTGGCTTTGGTGACCTTCTCGATGCTGTCGCCTAAACCTTTCACTTGCGAATGCAGCTTGAAAGGTGAGACTTAACGTTGTTTACGCGGCGAGTCTCTTCCATAGAATGGTCACCACCGTAAGCGTTCTTTCCGGAAGCCTTGCTTGCGCCCTTAGACTCGTTACGACGAGACTTCATGGACTGAGACTTTTTTCCGTGACGGGCCCCGAGAGATTCATCGAGGCGAGAGTTATATCCCTGTTTCATAGCTACTAAGTTAATACTTTCCTTTCCGACCGCTAGGGCTCGCCTTCTTGCTTCCGCCCTTGCCAGCCCATAACTTCTTGCACGCCCAGTAACGAGCCGTGAGCTTGTCGTTGGCCGTATCACATTTGTGTCGTGCCTTGAAACTCTTACGCGCAGCAGGACTGTAGTTATGACCGTAGCCCTTGGCTCCGAAATGGATAATCTTCTCCTTGCCACCAGAACAAGCCTTGACCATCATCTTCTTGCCCTTGCTCGTAGACCGGCGAGGCTTGTTGCAAGGCATGTCTTTCTTACTCGCCACGGCGCTTCTTGTATTTGAAATACTTGCGGGGACGACCCAATGCGTTAGTCTTCTTCAACTCATACTCCCTCTTGAAGTCAGCTCCCTGAGGAGAGTTGTACCAATCCACCTCCTTCTGTACCGTAGGGTGACTGCGGGACTTCAAGAATTTATTGGTAAAAGGATTGACAGTGGCGCCATGACCAGTGCCGTCGCCGCCAAGACGACGGTCGACACGAGCACTTTGTCGCTCCTTGTACTGGCGACCGCGTGCCTTTTTCACAATAAACCTGCGTGGAATCCTACCCATTACGTACTCTTTGCTTGGATGACAATCCAGTTGTTGCCGTCAGACCAGACAGCAATACCATTATACACCTTGTTAATCCTATACGATGCCTGCCCGTCAATGGTCTCAGAACCCGGAGCATAGACATCGACCTTGTCCTGTGCCGTGACAGTGCCGTCGTTGACGATACGCAGAAAACGATACGGGATGGCAGCAGCAGAAGGCAACGTAAGATTGTGGGTGCCAGCAGCTCCGACCCAAGTCAAGTCGACAATATTTTTGCTCGTAGTAATAGTAGATGAACCGCCGGGACCAACAGTCATAAACTCAGGCTCCAAAACAGCTACGCCGCCAACGTTGTTGAGCGTATTGTCAATGGTGACGTTGTTACCGCCAGACTGAGAGAGACCGATACCAGAACCAGCCGTGAGCTGGACAGTAGAGTTGAGGCCGCTGACAGCATCCAAGTTCAAGTCTACGTTGTCGCCGTCGGTGCTAGAGTTGAGCGTATACACGTCAGAAGTGCCCGAAGAAGCAATCTCCTCAATGGTATACGCGTCGCGCAAAGGCTGCACGGTAGCACTACCCCTATCGGTGGTGTCAACGCTCGCGGCGACGCCGTGAAATTTTGTGCCTGCGGGAATAGGCATTACGCTTTATTCTTTTTACAAGATACGGAATCACCCAGCGGGCAAGGCGCTTGACGCTCTTTCGGCTAAGGAACCGAATGAGCTTACTTGGAAGCACGACGAGGGCGAGACGGAGCCTCAACACCGTCTTCTTTAGCTTGGATGACTGCCTTGCGCCAATCGCGCAAAGACCGACGATACTCTTTCTTTTCTTGAACTGTCATATCCAAAGATAATTATTTGCGACTAACTCTTGCCGCAGGAGTATTAGAAACGAACTGCTTCTTCCCAGCCTTCTTCTTACGCGCCGTAGCAGCACGCTGAGCCTTGCTTAAACTCTTGGCCTTAGACAGGGGCAGGCACCTATCTGGGCTCTTCTTGTTCTTGCTCGTGCCGCACTCGCCCTTGATGCTGCCATCCAAACCGATGCGCACCCACTTCTCGTCGCGCCACTTCTTGAGCTCGCCCATTACTTTTTCTTAGGCTTGCGGGGCTTCATAACCTTAGCCTTCACCTTAGCCGTACACGGCTTGCCATATCCTTTACTTGCCATTATTTCCTGTCAAAATTTTTGTCCTTGCAATACCGGCTCGCATACATAGCGGCATAAGCACTCCACTTCTTGTACTTCCTCATTGCGGCGGCCTTGCCCGCTGGGCAAATCTTGTTCTTAGCCATGAGTAAACTTATGGATAATCATACAGATGATGGCCCCGGCAATTCCGAAGCACACCATCTTATATGAAAACTCTTCGCGGGTCATCAGTACCGGCTTCTGGCCTTTTTGCTCGTAATACTCGCTCTAGACTTCCTCTTGCCAGAATCAGTATTTCCAGTAAACCCGTCTCCCATACCGCTCTTCTTGACAACAACCTTAGTGCCCTTGCTCTTCGCAGCAGAACCCTTACCCTTCTTGGACTTTGTCCGATAGTTGGTAGTGGTCCTAGAAGAGACGCGACCGTTTTTTGCGCTCGAAGAAGTAGTGGACTTAGACTGAGACTTAGTCTTGCCAAGCTTGCTCTTCGTTTTGGTGCGGGTTACTGTAGCCCCAGACTTAGTGGTCATGGTCCTAGTCTTCCTCTTGACACCGTCCTCTTGAGACTTAGTGGTTGTGATTCGTGGCATATCAAATATCTTGTGACAGCAAATTACAATGAACTATTTAAAGTACTGGCGCGTCATACGATACTTCATAAGGGGTAAGTATGGGATAACCAACGCCGACCTAGAGATGCTCATCTTCCTATACGATGAGCCATACTTTACTAAAGCCAAATTCTCGGAATTTGACAAGGTCTTCTCATGGGATAAAGACCGCTTTGAACGATTGAGAAGGAATGGTTGGGTAGAGAAAGTATCCGTAGAGTCAAAGTCAAGACTCGGCGTATACAACCTGACATACAAAGCCAAGCGCGTGATAGGATATATGTACGCACTGATAGACGGCAAGGAGTTCCCTACCGATGACCAAAAGAACCCATCCTTTAAGCGCAACGTGAAGTATACCGATAAGGTCTACCGAAATGCCATGATGGAGATAAATGAGTTCACAAGACAACGACGACGTCGCGCTCAGAAATAATGGTGCGCGCAGTGCCGTCGATGAGCATGGTGTAGCTGGCACGCTTGTCGTAGTACAGGTCGTCGCCAGAGACGATGGTGCCTACGTCGGTGCCCGAAGCCACAACAATGCCACGACCGTAGCGGAGCTGGTTCTTGTCTTCGGCGCTGAGCAAAAGGCCACTCTCGGTGGTCACCTCCTCCTTGACCTCGTCGAGGATAATGTATTTTCCTATAGGACGCATTGAATAAAAATTGGTGTCAGCGGACCCACATAGGCGCCCGCAATATTAAAATCGAAATACTCCATCGCCTCAACCTCACTCATACCGTGCTCGTTGACGAGCAGCTCCATGATGCGGCCCGTATCGTAACACGTCCGCCAACCCTCGTCAACCTCCGTGATGCCGATGATGGCTTCGTCAAAACCGTCGGCGAAAAGGGTATTAGCGCCTAAAGGCTCCAGCCACCTCTCTATATATTCCCTCATGCCCGTGCGAGAGTAATGATGGCCCGAGTGCTGAGGATGGTGACGGCAACGCTGACAGCGTTTTGCAATGCCGTCTTGGTCACGCGAGCCGGGTCGATGATGCCCATCTCCATAAGGTCGCCGTACTCGCCGCTCTTAACATCGAAACCAAAGCCGTCGTCAGTCATACTGTAGTCGTAGTCGACACCAGCGTTGGTCATGATTTGGTCCATGGGGGCGCGAAGAGCCGCGCAAAGGATGTCGGAAGCAATGCCGCCAGAAAGGGTAGAGCTGATGTTGTACAGCGTGACGCCAGCGCCGGGAACGACGCCGTCCTGCATAGCAGCGCGGACAGCGCACACAGCATCGTCGACACGGTCGTATAGCTCCTTCTGCTCCAAGTCAGTATGGCCACCGACCTCAATGACGCCAATGCCGCCGGTGAGGCCCGCGATGCGTTGATGGATGAAGTCTTTGTCTCCCTTGCGCTGGGCAAGCTTATGAGCCTCGTGAAGCTCAGCAATGCGCTCGTCGACGCCGTCCTCGCGAGCCTCCTTGACGATGATTGTCTCGCCACGACCCACAACAATGCGGTCCGCAAAACCCAAGTCGCCAAGGTCCATAAGGCTTAAGTCGTCGCCCGTCTTCTCACTGTAGTACGTGGCACCAACAATAACCGCCAAGTCTTGCATAAGCTCGTGCTGCTTATACCCGAAATTGGGAGGAGGAACAACGCAGACCTTTAATCCCTTCTTGACCACATTGGCAGCAAGGGTGTTGATGACGTGAGTGCTGCACGGAGCAACGATGAGAAGACGCTTGCCCTCACGGATGATAGGACCCAAGACGTTCTCGATAGCCAAGACGTTGTTTATCTCACTGTCGCAAACCATAACGTGGCAGTCCTCTAAGACGCACTCGTCACGACTCTGGTCGTTGACAAACAACTCGCTCGAATAACCACGGTCGAGCTTGAGCCCGTGGGTGACGTTGAAGCCGGTGTCGCTGGTCATGCTCTTCTCGACAGTGACAACACCGTCTTTGCCCACCTTGCCATATACGTCAGCAATCAACTTCCCAATAGCCCTGTCGTTGTTGGCGCTGATAGTAGCTACGTTGCGAACGTGCTTCTTAGTTAAACGACGACTGCGACTGTCAATGTCCGCAACAACACCGCGAGTAAGCTCGACCAACTCGCGCAATACATCCGTCTTGTTGGCGTCGTCCAGCTTAGCAATACCACCCTTGACCAAAGCCTCAGCCAAAACAATGCTCGTAGTAGTACCATCACCCGCCTCACTGGCCGTCCGGTCAGCAGCCTCCTTCATCATGCGGACAGCTAAGTTCTCGACAGGGTCAAGCAAGTCCACAGCCTTAGCCACAGTAACACCGTCCTTGGTAACTGTAATGCCATGGGTGTGGTGAGGACTCTCGATAAGTACCGTCTGGCCGCTCGGGCCAAGCGTGGACTTTACCGCCTTGGATAACTGCTCAATGCCACGGATGAGCTTGTCGCCTTCGAAGTGAAGGTCTTTAGGTATTTCATTCATAGTCCAACGAAGGTACTATGTCGGAATGTCGATTTCAAGTCCCCCTATAGAGAGAGAGAGAGAGAGAGAGAGAGAGAGTTACTTTCCCTTGCAGAAGAAAAATAACCGACATTTCCGACACTCAAACTGAAAACCAGTTACTTAGACCGACACAAACATTTAAAAGATGACACCGGGTGTGTCGATTTCCGACACAAACAAGAACACCCCGGACTTTTCCGAGGTGCTCCACCTTAACCAAATTGCTCGCACTTGTCTGCTTGCAATAAAAAGGTAGAGTTTTTTAAGTAGGTGTACGTAGTGTTTGGGTTCTATAGCGTTTGACGTAGGCCAGCCCAAATCTGAAGTCAACTTTTTTCGATAGGGGGGGGTCATGTTTTGGATTCCGCATCCGGATTGTTTGGCGTTTTCTGTGGGCGTACCACCACCGCCACCTCCGCTCGTTGACGAGCACCACCACCCGCGCTCGTCGAACGACCACCTCCCGTCCCCTGCCTGTAACGAATGCATCCCCCCCACCCCATCCACGCATCCCCCGAAGAGACATGGGGAGGGTCCGCTTTACCCCACCCCTTGTCCCGCTCACCTGTAACGTCTCGCCTGTAGTCCTGCACTGCTCGTTGACGAGCACCTTGTGTGTCTCGCCCTGTTGACGCGCTCCGTGGTCGGTTCACACCCGTTGGCTATTAAATATCACTTCTGTCTTGTGAGATTAGAAATGTTGTCGTACACTTGTGCTATGCAAAATACAAACACCCCCCAAGCGGACGCGCCGACCGCTACCAACTACAAGTTCGGCGGAGGTTTCACCACCAACACCATCACCACTGCTGTCGACAAGATTGGCAAGCTAAAGGCTGAGGCTTTCGACAGGTCACTTGCCCTCGGCGAGAAATTGCCGCAGGTCTCAGAGGCTTGGAAGGAGACGCTGAAGGAGCAGTTCAAGGCTAACCCTGACTTGCCCAATGGATGGGACCAAGCTGTTCCCCACCTCACCAATGGCATGAGCCGGTCATGGATGAACAAGCTGATTCAGGCGGCGAAGAGTGCCACCCCTGAGTTGGTCGAGGCGTACAAGTTGGCTGAGCAGGAGAAGAAGCAAGACCCAAGTGTCGAGCGGTTCATCGACTACTGCAAGGCTTGCGCTGATTCGGCTGATGGCGAGAAGGTGGAAGCGGGCGATACGCGCTCGTCAACGAGCGGCAAGTACGTTGGTCAATTCCAAGTGAGCGGAGCTTGCCCACAGGCTGTTCGCATCACTCCCGGACGAGTCATCGAGACTGAGGCTGAGGAGGAGGACATCATCGTCGGTCTCGCCATCCTGCGTGAGGCTCTCCTTGCGTCCGGCATGACCAAGGCGGCGGCGGCCATCCGCCCTGTCAAGGACGAGGAGCTGATGGCCCATGTCACTTCATGGATGACCACCGAGCCTGCGTAACTGCTCGTCAACGAGCGGCCCCTGCCTCGCAACCTTCGGGTTGCGGGGTTTTGGTGGTGCAACCCATTAACAAACACAATGCTATGAAGCGCAACAAGAGAAACAATGACGGCTACCAAGGGAAGGTAGAGTTCTGGGAGGACCAATTGGCCCTCGCAAAACAGGCGAAGGAGTTCGCCCTTGTGGACCACTCACGCTACTCCCTCGAGCGTTGCAGGGAGAGCCTTGCATACTTCAAGGGCAAGCGGGCCGCCTACCTTGAGCAAAAGGCAAAGTCGGATGCTCCGATGATGCCCCGTCCTGAGGACGCACATCAGCGGGCGTTGGATGCTTGCCGCAGTAAGTTCGAGGGCTTGTCTGAGTCCGAGCGACTGATGCTCGCCAACAAGTTCATCACGGACGGGTTGGGAGTGGGCATCCCGTTGAACAACACCATGGCCTTCCTACAGGAGGCGGGCGTGATATCGGACACGGAGTTGATGCACTCCATCACGTTCTGAACTGCTCGTTGACGAGCGGCCCCTCGCCTCGCACCTCTCCGGTGCGGGGTCTTGGGGGTAGAAGACATTCGATATGAGCAAAATAAATTGGAACCACTTGGTGGTCAGCTTCAGCGCACACGACCCTGAGACAACGACGGCCCGCATGGCCATGC